ATAGAGCGGATAAAGGTTTTGGAGTTAAGACTTCAAGCAAAAGGAATGCGCAGGAGAAGTGACACGACCACAGGAAAAGGTATTGGTGAAGAGCGATGATAAAAAAGATTGAGATCCCGTATTATTTAGATAACCCAATGCAAAAAGCGCCAAGTAACCGCTCGTATAGTTACTAAAGAAGGCTCTGAGGTTGCATATGGACGTAACCTAATTCGTAATATGGATGTTATGGAGTGTCCTAGGCTTCCTGGAGAGGGATATGAAAAGTGCGATAGTATATGCGGAATTACTGCTCATGCGGAGATAAATGCTATAAAAATGGCTAAATCTTTCGGTATGGACTTAAAAGAGGCTACTCTTTACTTGACAGGACACGAAAAACCATGTTATGATTGTAAATGTGCATGTGATGCAGAAGGGATGCATATAATCGTATTGGAGGAAAAATGATTTTAGGTATTGGTATTGTTATTATCGCTGCTCTCATTACTATGGCAGCCATCTATTTTTATGAGGACTATAGATTCCAAAAAGAATTTGAAAGTGCGTTTATTAAAGAGTTAGAAAAAGAAACCTTTATTGGAACAAAAATAGAGGTCCCTAAAGTAAAGCAGAACCTTCCCCAAAAAGATACAGAGTTTTTTTGGTATGATTCAGAGTTTGATCTTGTTTTTATTCTTAAGGCTAATCAACACGACGATATACTGAACCAAAAAAATATTAACCAATCTGGCTGGAACGGGTTCGATTACATTGGTATAGTATAATGAATGGCATATTAGTAGAATTACAAGAGACAATGGGATCAGATACATCTATAGCAAATGCCGCTTGGTGTTCTACATACGACAAAGATAAAAGAGAAGGTAAATATGACGATCCGGACAAAGTTGCTGATCTTGTTGAAAGATTGATTACTGATGGTCATGGAACTCCAGTAGAATCTGTGGTGTTTAGGTTCTGGATTAGAATGCCTATCTTTATTGACAGACAGCACGTTACGCATAGATTAGCATCACACAACGGCCTTTCTGGTAGATATCGCACAATGCCCCACGATTGGTATAATGTACCAGAGGATGTAAAAGAAATACTAAATAAAGTAAACTGTCCAGGTTACATTGATGAATATGAAGTTAACTGTCATAAAGCATACGAAAGTTACAACTATCAGATTAAAAAACTTAAAGAAAAAGAAAAGGTCGGAGAATTAACAAACGCAGAGTTTAAGAGAGTTAGAGAAGTCATTAGAGGCCAATTACCTACCGCAGGATTTGTAGAAAGGACTACAGTAATGAACTTAAGATCGTTTGCTAATTATATTAGACAAAGAACTGACTCTCATGCGCAAAAAGAAATTCAATTTGTCGCAAACGAGATGTTGAGAGCAGTTAAAGAAGCTAATGTGTGTCCAACAGCAATTGCTACCCTAGAAAAAACAGGGTGGGCTATCTAATGAATAAATACTTACGTAAACTTCTCAATGGGGACAATCCAAAATGGTATCATAAAATAACAGATCCAGTGCTAGATCTTTTATATGATATTAAAGTATATATAGTAACTTTTTTTACAAATATTAAAAGAGTAATTGACTATCTGCCCCTTATATGGAATGATAGGGATTGGGATCATTACTTTCTTATTAGTTTAATGCAATTTAAGCTTAAAAGAATGAAGTATTATTTCGATAACCACGGTATTGCAGATATGACAGAGAATAATGAACTAAAAGCTTTGGACTTTATTATAAAGATTGGAGATAGATATAGTTCTGCTGATGATGAAGAGAATTCACATTTCTATAAGTTACATAATAAAAAATGGGGAGAGTTGGATATTAAGAGTAAAGATGCTGGAGAAGGTTTAAGTGAGTTAATTTTCTCCAGACCTAACGCAAACACTGAAGAAGAAAAAGAACAAGAAAGAAAAGAGTTTCTAGAAAGTACGAAAGTTGACGAGAGAAGAAGGCAGAGATTAAAAAAGTACTATTTTTCTGCTTTAGATAAATACGTAGAATATTTTTGGGACTGATTTTATGTTAGAGTTTTTATGTACAATTGGATGGCATAACTGGACACCTTGGTACTACGTTGCTTTTGGCATGGCTAGAGCTAGAAAATGTAAAAGGTGTAAAAAGATAGAAAGAGAAACACTAAAAGAAGCAATGGTGAGGTGTAAATGAGACTTTCACATAGCGCAATGGAAAAGTACAGAAGTTGTCCGGCTTCCTATAATCTACACTATAATGAAAAATTGAGAAGTCATAGAATACCGAGCCCATTTTTATTGGGTACAGCAACAGATGAGGCTTTTAATATTATCCTTTTAAGAAAAAAGGATAGCCTTACCGAGTCCGAAAAGAATAAGGTAGAGTTAGATCCGTATAAAATATTTGATTATTATTTTACCAAAAGACAGGTAGGGGAGGAGTTATTAGACATAAGAACTTCTGAATTACCTGAATATTATAAGTCTGACTTCGATCCCTTTGTTTTAAAAGAAGAGGATTGGAAGACCTTGGAGATGTACATAAAAAATGCCGGGTATGACATAGAAGATCCTGAAGAGCTATATTATACTTTACAGGATACAGACAAAAAGGGCCTATCTTTTACTGATGCATGTTATATAAACTATTGTTGTTGGCTTTCTTTAAGAAGAAAGGGTCATTTAATGATAGATACTTATGTAAATGAAATTATGCCTAAAATAAAGAAAGTACACAGCATCCAGAGGGAAGTTGATCTTCCGAATGATGATGGAGATCATATTTGCGGATTTATTGATTTTGAGGCAGAGTTAGAAGGCCATGAAGGAATTTATACTGTAGATAATAAAACATCTGGTCGTTCATATAAAAAAGACGCAGTTAATGAAAAAGAGCAGTTACTATTGTATGACGAAGAGACTAATAACGGCAAAGCAGCGTATATTGTCCTGCTTAAGGACATAAAACATACAAAAGAATTAACGTGTGTAGAGTGCGGAAAAGTATATAAAAGAGCAGTAAAGTCTTGTGGGAACACAATTGATGGTAAAAAATGTAATGGGGAACTAGAACTTAGTATAGTCGAATCTAAAGCCAAGCATCAAATAGTGGTAGATACTATAAATGAAGAAAAAAAAGATTTGCTATTTGAAGAAATAGATGATATACTCTTAAATATCAGAGAAGAGAAGTTTCCTCAAAATAGAGATAACTGCTTTTCATACGGTAAAAAATGTATCTATTATGATGTTTGTAGAGACGGAAATCGAGAAGGTTTACACGTAAAAAGGAGATAGAATGCCACCAAAAACTAAGGCTCAGTTAGAAAAAGAAATTAAAGAGCTTAAATGTATCATAAGAGAATTACGCTCTGAAGTAAAAACAGAGGATGCTGAACTATCGGATATGGATAGCAAAGCCATTGGTGTATTTCTCGATGATGATAAAATTTATAATTTAGCAGAAATTAGCTTTTCTTCTACGAAAAAGTCTGCTATGATTACAGATGTAAAGAAAGTATCTAGAAATAAGATGGATACTTCATCTGCACTTAGAAAAGCAATTATTGATGAATTAATTAAAGTTTCAAAAGGAGGAAGATAGTGGCAGAACAAGCCGAAGAAATGATGGAGATTCCAGTAGCAACAGTTGCTAATATGGAGCAAAATCAATCAGACCTAATGAGCGAAAACAAGCGTCTTCACGAAAAAATGGCAGAGTTGCAAAGGGGTAAATTAATTTACTCTAAGATGCTGGCAGTTAAAAAAGACATCGGATCTGTAGGAAAAGATCAGGAAAATACATCACAAGGTTGGTCTTTTCGTGGTATTGATCAGTTCGTAAATGCTCTGCATCCAATTCTAAATAAACATGGAGTAGGTGTTAGTATGGACGTTAAGCAGAATGCAGAGACGTTCCAAACTGCGAAACTCGCTAACGGAAAAGAACGAGTTACAAAGAATACTAGAATTATTATGGAATACACGTTCTTTGCTGAAGATGGATCTAGTATTAAATGCTCTGTTCCTGCTGAAGGAGTTGATCCTGGAGACAAAGGTACCAACAAAGCCCTATCTGCGGCTCTTAAGTATTGCTTAATTCAGACTTTCTTTGTTCCTACTGAAGATATGGCTGAGGGGGATAAGGACATTGTAACTGTAGACGGAGAAGCAGAATCTAAAGAACCCAAGCAAGCTAAAAGGACATTTGCTAGAAAAGCATCGGCTTCGGCAAAAAAAGCTGAAGAACAGGCTCCGGAAGCAAAAAAGAAACGGTCTTTTAGAAAAAGTATGGTTAAACCAGCAAGTGAGGAGGTAGAAGGTGTCACAGAACTCTGATACAGATAAAATTGTAGAAGCTGCTCCAGAAGTTGCGGCAATTACTTTGGATCAAGCAGCGGGAGCTTTTGAGAAAGATTTGGACGATGCTTTTTCTATAATCAATAATTTGTCTAAAAACGAACTGCAGCGAGTAATGAAGAAGTTACTAGCACATCCGTTTCATGACGATAGAGTTGATTTGGGAAAAGGGGCTCTAGAGAGACAAATTTACGATAGAGGACTAACTATTGCTGCATTTAAAATGTATATGACGTTAGAGCATTTAAAAATGGAAGCAGATAAGCAAGAACAAGGAGAAGAAAGTGAGTAAATTTAAGAATCACCATGAGCGAAGAAAGGCGGCTATTGGAGGCTCTGAGGCCTCTTCTGAGAAGACTTCAGAACAGCCTAAGCTAGAGGTAGCTGTAGAAGAAAGCAGCCAACCAGAGGCTTCTACGGAGCTTGTGGGAGATGTAAATGGAGATGGTGCTGTAGATCAGCAAGATTTGGAACAATTAGAAGAAATTATTGAAGAAACAGAAGATAAAGGAGAATTATAAATGGCATTTCTAGATGTAGGAGCAATTTTGCTTTCTAGCGGAAAAAACGGAAAACCAAAAAGATTGTTTATTAGTTTGGATAAACAGAGACAAAAAGACGGAACATATTCTACTAAAAATTTAGTAGTATTAAGGGATGCTCTTACTGAGTATATAGAGAACCCCTCCGAGTATGGCGTATCCCTTATGATTGAGAAACCAGAAACAGAAATTCGTAGATTAGCAGATTTAGGTTATATAGAAGAAGAGGATGTAGAGAAACGAATAGAACAGCTACCAGAGTCCCTTAAATATAAAATCAAATATGTGCAAGATAGTAAATAATTGTAGCCAAGGTTGCTACTTTTCATGATGACCTCCTTAGTTTGGCCCGGTAGAAATACCGGGTTTTTTGTTTTTATAGTTGACATACTGTGATGATAGTTGATATATTATATTTGTAGGACGGTGCTGGAAGCTGTGGTTTGCGCCCTTTGATTAGGTTTAAAAGTAGGACAATTTAGCGCACTTACTTTGTTGAATAAATAGGCTGTTACAGTCCAACAAAAGGCCACTGGAGAAGCACAGAAAGATTGGGCACAGTCAACCGAAGCCTAGGTAGTAGGGAAGACCTTTCGATAGCCGCCGACTATCATTGCCAGAGTAGCGACTGGCTCCTACACTTTTTATTAAGGGAGAGAGGGTGAAAAGAAGCGAGATGTTACATAAAATAAAAGAACATTATATGTTAGGAACGATTTACAAAACAGAGCCGGATAGATTCGCTGAAATTGTTTTAGATGCTATTGAGGAATCTGGTATGTTGCCCCCGTTAGCTAAAAACCCAAATCCGACAGGAGGATGTTTATGTACTCTAAGGGAGTCTTGTTATAATTGCGGAGGCGGTAATGAATGGGAGCCTGAAGATGGTTAGTATGTTTTTTATGGTATTAGGTACTTTCACTTCTTCAATAGTGATTACCGCTATTTTAGAGGAAGATCCGTGGTCTGCGTTTGCTTTTATTGTATTATCTGGTATACTGTTTTTTATGGGATGTAACACATGAAGCTAAATTTATTTTTTCTTTTAATTAATAGTATTTTCTTTTCTATTTTTTTAAGTTATGGTAGTATATTAGTTATACCTTATGCGGTTATTATTTTTGTAATAATTAATGATATTGTTAATAAGTTGGAGGACAAGAGTTGATGTATAGAAGGCTGGTCAAAGGGTTAAATCAAAAAGGGGAACTAATTCCGTATACTGATAATATATATGATCATGTTACTAATCTTAAAAAGGATCATTATTTAAGTGTGTGTCTGTATAATGAAAAGCAAAGAGAGCGCTTCTACACCCCTATTGAAAAAACTAATATAGATACCGGAGAGGTATATAAAACCATTAATGGTGCTGCCGGTATTGATGATGTTGTTACGGATAAGTTGGTATTTGATTTTGATGTGAAGGATGGTAACTTAGAAGCAGCTAGAAAAGATACCTTAGAGGTTATTGCTAGATTAAACTCATATGGCGTAGAGTCTGATGACATTGAGATTACTTTTTCGGGAAATAAAGGCTTTGGTCTTGTTGTAAATCTAGATGAAAGTATTACTCCAGATGAGCATAAAGATATGGCACTTGGAATTGCTGGAGATTTAGATACAACGGATTTCGTAATATACAACCCCTCTAGGGTACTAAGAGTTCCTTGTACAAAACATCAAGATAGTAAACTATTCAAAACTTACCTTAGTTCCGATGAACTGAAAACGGCATCTATAGATGACATTAAACAATGGTCAAAAGAAGAGTTTATTCCAGACGATGCAATAAGCTTTCCGAAAATTAAATTGCCGAAAGAGATTAAGGCGTTTAAGAATAAAAAAGAAGTACCAAAAGAAACTGTGGAGTTTGGTACTGAAAATCTTTACGATAAGATATGTACACTTGATTTTAGTAAAAAGCCTAAGTGGTTGTCGCATTGGAAATATGCGTTGAGTAATGGGTATTTCCCATCCGGCATGCGCAACTACTCTCTTTTAATTCTTGGGGCAACCTATGCTGGACAGGGGTTCAATAAAGCCACGACATATCGAATGCTAAAAGGAGCTGCAGAATTACAAAGCGAAAGGTTTGGCCAAGATAGATTTCCCGATGAAGAGATCTGGAAAAATATTATCGGACAGATATATGGAGGTAGTTGGACTGGGGGAACATATTCCGAGGATAATTTTCCAGAAGAGCTTCAACAGTATCTAGACGATTTGGGAATCGAAAGAACCCCTTCTGATGACGATGATAATAGATTAGTTGAGGTATTGGGAGAAGGGTTTGATGTTTTTGCAGAATATGCAAGAACTATAAATGAACATACTATAAAAACTGGGATACATCCTCTAGACGAAAAACTAAAAATACGTGCAGGTCATTTAGTGTTTATCTTAGCACCCCCTTCTGTGGGAAAGACAAGCGCGTTGGTATCTATATTAAACCATACTAGCAAAATGGGAATACAGTCATATTTCTCAAGTTTAGACATGTACAGACTAGAAGTATATAAGAAATTAATACAAAAACATACCAGAATGTCCGAGGACCAAATATTTGATGCATTTGTTAAAGGGGATGTAGAATTAATCACTAGATTTAGAAATATATTAAAAGAAGAGTATGAAAATGTTAACTTGTCTTATAAATCTGGAGAATCGGTTAGTGATATGAGGAGATCTATTGAAAGCATTGAAGCGAAGACTGGTAAAAAAATTGATTTGGTTGCGGTAGATTATTTAGAGTTGGTACTAACAGAAGCGGGAGATCCAACTGCAGCAACCGCAGAGGCGGCTCAGAAGCTAAGAGAGTTAGCAAATGAAGGTAGAGTTGTGATATGTCTACTTCAGCCCAATAAACATAACTCTCATCCAAATGAACCCATTACTAGCTTTAATGGAGCAAAAGGATCTTCAAGTATTGCACAAGCATGTTCCGCCTTCCTGACGTTGCATAGGCCAGGTATGGATTCAACTAACGATAACGTAGATGATAATTTTATGGGAATAAATTGTGTAAAAAATAGAAACGGTCCTTTGTTCAGTTTGGATTTAGCGTGGGATGGGAAAACACAAACTATTTCAGAGTTAGATGATTCTGGAAGAGCTGAATTAAAAAGACTAAGGCAGAGACAAAAGGAAGAAAAAGAACAAGATGATGGGTGGTTGTAATGAAAAAAGTAGAATATACTAATTTCGGGAAAACAAAGTTAGTGCCGCATGTTACTTATACTGGAGGGGAAGTCGATAACCCACCTAAAGATAAGTGGGATGATGAATTATGGATAGGAAGAGGAGAAGATTGGTATGCTCTTTCGCATTATAGTCGAAATAATAAAACTGTTCTTATTGTAAAAAGGAACGATTTTATTGCAGCCGAAGAAACTAAAGATAGTAAAATGGCTGGACTAGAAAAACGCCTGGAGGCCATTAATCGGAAAATAAAAAATGATAAATTTGATGTGGAGTTAGCTAGAAGAGAATGGCAAAAAGAACATGAATATCTATTGGATAATAAATATGAAATAGAAAAAGAACTAAGAAAATTAAATGGCGATTTTGATAGAGTACTTGGTGACTTTGTTAACGAACTCACTAAAGAAGATGATTGGGACTTATAATGATTAATGAAAAAGCAACCAAGATGCTAAATGAATTACGTAAATCTCATGAATGGTGCTGTATTAAGTTAGTATCGGATTATTGTTATGTATGGAATGTTGTGTTAACAAGAGGACATCCACATAATGATGATCATAAGCCCACAATATGGGGCATGTCTTGTGAAGATATTAATGAAGCAATAGAAAGTGCATATAATCAAGCTATAGAATATTTGGAGAAAGAAGATGAAAACTGAAGAACAAGAAATCAAAGAAACAATCGAATTACTAAGAAAAAAGCCAAATAACCCAATCTTAATGGAGCTAGAAGATGGGGAATACATCTTATCTCCACGCAAAATATTTGATGATCTGGTAAGTGAAGTGAATGCCTCTCGTATTAAAAACATGGGAGAAACTGGTGAAGCTACGCTAATTACTATTGGAGAAGAAAGTTGAAAACATTGGAAGAATGTGTTAAGATATACCAAGAAACTGGTGTTTATATTCTGGATGCGTATATGCATGAAAATAAATATATACTAGAGAATATACAAGATATATTTGACGAATATGTAGAAGAAGCAGAAAATCACAGCACCCCCTTTTATCTACACGTTCTCCAGAGAATTAGCGATTGGCAAATAGATGTTGGGTTTGGAAAAGAAATAGAAGTAACAGAAGATATGTCTTTTGAAGATGTAATTGAGGTAATATTAGACGATGAAACTGAAGAATATCATTAAACTACTAGGCTATTTTGCTCAGGGATATTTACTGGCATTGGGCGTTTTTTATGGAACAGGATGCAGTTCTGTACCAATTAAAACTGAGAGAACCTTCTATCCTTATATGATACAATTTGCTAATATAACTGGAGTAAATAAAACCAACCTAAAAGAAACAAAGATCCAGTTTAGACCAAGAGAAGGGGCGACTGTTGGTACTTGTAATTGGTTTCATAACTATATACTGGTTGACCCATTATACTGGTTTGATCAAGCAACAGAGCCGGAAAGAGTGGCGCTTATGTGGCACGAGTTAGCCCATTGTGTGTGTTATGCTGGCCATAAAGAAGGACATTTTAGCGATGGGTGCCCTAGACACATAATGAATCCCATTTTACCTGGGGATAGTTGTATGAGAAAACACGAAGAAACGTACCGAGAAGAACTAAGGAACGCTTGTGCTGGGTATTAATCCTGATAAAGATGGTGTTGACCATATTAATGTTTACTCTAAAGGTAAAACAGAATTGGGCAGGTTACTGACCAATTTCGCTAAAACTCCATTTGTTCACCCCAAGTATGGAGAGTTTTCTTCAATAGAGGCATTGTGGTATTGGTTGTCATGTAAAGAAGATAAACTGAGACCACTACATGGATTCCAAGCAAAAAAAGTTGGTAGAGAATGTGGGGGCGAGGATTGGGTAGATGATGAGGAATTCAAAAAAACAATCATAGAAGGAATTGCTTGTAAATTAGAACAAAATCCCGATATATTAAAACTATTAAAAAATAATACCTTACCATTAAAACATTATTATAATTACAACGGAAAAGTAGTTGAACCAAAAAACGGAAAATGGGTACTTGATTACTTAGAAACCTATTGTGGAGATCCTGAAGAGTATATTATAGATTCTAAAGAATCAGCTGAGGAGTTTTTAGATTTTGCTAGTAGTATTCCAGTTAGCGAACAAGTAAGTCTAAAAGATAATGTTATTACTATCGGTAGTTATGGTAAGTTTGAGGTAGAGAAAGAGTATGGCTATGTGTTGGATAGGTGGAGGGACACTTCTCCTATAAAAAAGAATTATAAAATAGTAACTAATATAGAGCTATTTAATGAATTTAATTCTTATATTGATAAGCATGGTCTATTAGCCTTTGATACAGAAACAACCGGGTTAAATGTTAGAAAAGACCGCGTAATAGGATTTTCTATATCTGGGAAATCTGGGGATGGGTATTACTATCCCATGTATACCTGGAACAAAGAAGAGCGGGCCCTAAATCCCGTAGAACCAAATCTAAGCAAAGCAAAATCAGTACTAAGTAAACTGTGTAACAAAAAATTAATTACTTGGAACGGATCATTTGACACTAGAGTAGTTAAAAATAACTTAGGTATAAACTTAATAAATTCTATATATATTGACGGCATGTTATTAAAACACCTCCTACAAGAAGAGGGGCCTTTTGGACTAAAGCCCACAGGAATAGAACTTCAATCAGAAATAGGATTGGATGTAGAAGAAGAGGCTAATAAAGAGCAAATAGAACTTAAAGAAAACATAGAAACCAATGGTGGATCTGCAACAAAAAGTAATTATGAAATGCATAAAGCAGATCTTGATGTTCTAGGAAAATACGCCGCAGCAGATGCAGACCTAACTTATAGAATAGTAGAGTATTACACTAAAGAACTGGAGAGACAGGACTTAACAGAATTCTTTTTTGAAGAAGAAGTAATGCCGTTATATAAAGAAGTAACTATACCAATGGAAGATAATGGAGTGTCTTTAGATATGCCGTTATTAGAGTCTACAAAAGAAGAAATAGAAAACGACATCAAAAAACTAGAGGGGTCTATAGTAGAGGAGCTTTTTAAACTAGATGATGTCTATGACTGGTATACTAATTCAGTAGAAGCTTCTATAGACGAGACGCCTAGAGGAAAATATGCCCAAGGAGTTGTAGAGTTTTTTAAATTGGATTTACCTAAAACAGCTTCTGGTAAATATAGTACGTCTAAAAAGAATATAGAACAGTTACAAGACAGTGAGGCCAAAGAGTTCTTCTTAGGGAACATAAATGGATTTAATCAGGAAGTCCAGTTTTCTATAAAAGAAAAGATATATCTAAAAGAGAACGAAGGAAAGAAGATAAATATATCATCAAAAAAACAAATGTCAGAAGTAGTATTTGATTATATGGGAATCAAACCTTTATCTAAAACAGACAAAGGATCTCCTCAATTTAATGACAAAATGATAGAGTGGTTAGAGGATAATGATCACAAGTGGGCCAAGTTACTTCATGATTATAATAAGCTAATAAAAATAAGAGGGGCATATGTAGATAGGTTTTTGGATAATAACGAAGACGGTAAGTATTACTTTTCTTATAAACAGCATGGGACTATTAGCGGAAGATATGGTTCAGATGCCCAACAATTGCCACGCCCGTTAGAAGAAGGTCAGGAGTCGGAACTAGTAACTAAATATACTAATAGAATAAGAAGGTTTTTTATATCTGAAGAAGGTAGGATTTTTATAGACTCAGACTATGAGAGCTTAGAGCCTCATGTATTTGCGCATGTTTCAGGAGACCCTGGTTTAATATCCATTTTTAATAAAGGACATGATTTTTACTCAACTATCGCTATTGCTACTGAGAAGTTAGAGGGAGTTAGTGCTGATAAAAAAGCGGATAATTATCTAGGTAAGGTAGATAAGCAGAAAAGACAACTAGCAAAAGCATATGCCCTTGGCGTTCCATATGGGATGGGACCTTATGCGCTTGGAAAAACCTTGGGAATAGAGACAGAGGACGCAGAAGATTTGATAGATGGATATTTATCAGCTTATCCTAAGCTAAAAGAGTGGATGGATAGTTCCAAAGAAATGGCACAAAAAGAGGGTCATGTTAGATCTGAGGCCGGAAGAATAAGGCATTTGCCAAAAGTAAAAGAAATTTACAAAAGGCATAAGGATAACTTGATGGATTTCAAATATCGTGCTAGGCTAAATAAGAAGTTCGGAAAAGAAGTAGTACTTGAAAAGTACAGGGATTATAAAAACGGAATAAACAACAGCAGGAATTACCAAATACAATCAATGTCGTCAAGTATAGTAAATAGAGCAGCTATAGCAGTTAATAGAGAGTTTAAAAAAAGGGACATAGGTGGATGGTGTTGTGCCCAAATCCACGACCAGCTAATAGCAGATGTGCCCTTAGATAGATCTAAAGAGGCTAAGGAGATAATGAAGTATTGCATGGAGAATACTACAAAATTATCATTAGACCTAAAAGCGCCACCAGAACTGGCTATTAATTGGAATGAGGGGCATTGACATTAAACTAAAAATATGATAGTATAAATAATTGGAGGAACAAGTGAGTAAATACAAAGATTTAACGGAAGTCCTGGAAGTAGGGAAGTCCAAATATTACGATGATGATGATGTTTTTGATCTTAAAGAGCGCATAATCGAACTTGAAAATATTATCGAACAAGCAAAAGATGAGCTTCTTAAGTATGTAGATGAAGATGTTGTTGAGGAGATATTTGGTGAGTAATGTTGAAAATTATCGTTCTATAATGCAAGAAAGGGACAGAGTTAGACTAGAAGAAGTCGCTCTACGAATCTATTGCGCAAAAGATTTGTCTATTGAAGAAAGTATCATTGTGGCTAAAAAATTCATTCGTGCTATGGACGCAGAAAAGCGGGAGATAAAATGAGTTATACTGACGAACAGGTAAAATATATTAAAGAACTTCGTAATAGCGGATTAGAGTGGCAAGAAGTTGCGGATGCGTACAATGAACGGTATCCTACTATTGGAGATCCCAAGACACCTACCGCTATCCGAAAGACTTACTCTCGGTATAGAGATGATGATATTTCCGATGAGACTTTGGTTAAGAACATTACGACTACTTATAGCGCTAGAAAAGCGGCTAGTAAATTACGTAAAGAAAATAAAGCTTTGATAGAAAGCGGCCTTATGGTTGAGCATTATATAACTGCAGTAAAAGAAGCAGTTAAAGATATTAAACCAATAAAGGTTAAAAAAAGAAAAAAAACAAAAGGTAAAAATATGACTATTGAACTTTTGTTTAGTGACATCCAGATAGGTAAAATCACACCTTCGTATAATTCCGAAGTAGCTCGTTTAAGGATAATCGAGTATGCTAGAGCCGTTATTTTTAAAATTGAACAACACATTGCTAGCGGTTATAACGTAGAAAAGATAGTACTTGCTATTTTAGGCGATATTATAGAAATGTCAGAAAAGCACTACGATTCTATGCGAGCAACAGATCACGGAACACCAGAACAAATCAGAATGGCTATTCAGTATATTCATAACTATGTAATCATTCCTCTTGCTGAACTAGGAATTGATATGGATGTAGTTTGTATTACTGGTAATCATAGTAACGCCCAGGGCGGTATTAAATCTCATGATCCTGGAAAAGAGCATTTATCATGGCCAATCTACCACGCTCTAGATATGTTAAGTAAATCTAGTGGCTTTAAGCATGTAAAATTTGATATCCCAATCGGAGCGTTTACTACTTATAAAATATATGGATCAACCATTTTATACGAACATGGGTGTGGTATTACTGTAACTGATTCAGGTATGAAAGCCCACGCATCAAAACGATCGTTGCAGAGGGGCGAGTTTATTGATTTTATAAGAATCGGAGACAGGCATCAGATACAACAATTTTCTGGAGGAAGGTATATTGTTAACGGAGCTATGTTTAGCGCTGACGGAGAAGGGCGGGAATATAGTAGTATAAAGGGATATTCTAGCTATGCAGAACAATTAATGCTTTGTTATGTAGAGAGAGAAGAGGGAGATCCTCGTTCCCCATTATATGATTCGTTTACGGTGCAACTAGAACACATCGGAGAATAGTGTGGCAAACGAACTTAAGGTTGATGATATATCGCACTTTCATGCGCACGATCTACATATACCAACTAGAACTCTCTGGATGGGAAGCCTAAGTGTAGACGAGGAAGGAAACCAAAGCGGTACGGATATTCATATGGCAGAGAGATTAGTAAAGAACTTGCACGTTCTTGAGATTGCCTCTGATAAGGCAGAGGACCCGATTGTAATCCTTATGGAGAACCCAGGAGGAAATTGGGATGCCGGAATGACAATTTATGATGCTATACATGCATGTAAGAATCATGTTACTATTGTTTGTTTTGGAGAGGTAATGAGCATGGGATCTATTATACTTCAGGCTGCAGACGAAAGGATTATGGCACCTAACTCTGAGATGATGATACATTATGGAGAGGACGGGTTCTTTGGAGATCCGAAATCCTTTATGAATTGGGCAAAAAGATCTGAAAGACTTCGTACTAAAATGGAAGATATCTACCTAGAAAAGATGAAAGAAAAGGATGGATCAAAGAATCGCAGACACATAAAAGCTCTGCTTGATGAAGATACTATATTAACCCCAGAATTAGCAATTGAATTGGGGCTCGCGGATAAAATATTAGTAAATATAAAGGACATATACTAATGAATAATTTTATTCTTTGGGCTGGAGCATTATTGCTTTCATATTGCGGATTACCTCTACTTATCGAAACAATACACGATGGACATGCTGATGGGGTTTCCTTAAGCTTTTTGTTGATGTGGTATATTGGTGAAATTTTAATGCTAATAGGGACTTTCAAATTAAAAAATAAACCCTTGACTTTTAATTACGGATTGAATACTATAATGATAAGTATTATTTTATGGTATAAGGTGTTTTAGTGAGTAGTTTACAAGAGTTTCATAAAATGTTAAAAAAAGAAAGGTCAAAGGTTCTAGATAAAGAGTATCCCGGTAGTATAGGAGATCTTCAAGATCAATTATCGGAGCTTAAAGAGCAGGTAGAGTCTATAGAAAAAAAGATAAGCGGTTTACGCCAAGTAGAAAAAGATCTAGATGCAGCAATAAAAGGAGCGGAGAGAATTCTTCATGAAAGGGGATTAAGTTAATGTTTAAAATAGATGATATTGTATATGACTCTAAGGATCGAGTTGGAGTTATCGTAAACAAAAATAATGATAATACTGTCTTTAGAGTTCAATATGACCCAGATACAATTGAACCGATGGGTATAGGGGATATTTGGGGCCATCAAACATTAAATGATATTACCAAAGAAAGTAAACAAAAAGTTATCGACTCTATTTGTGGACCACTCAGAGTTGACCTAAGAACACCTTCTGAGAAGCCACCAGAGGCCCTTGGCACGAAGTTTAACCAAGGTAAGGCAATGCTCCATTTAGTACCAGAAGAGGCTATTATAGGGGCTGCTGAGGGCTTTATGTACGGTGCTGGTAAGTATGGGGCTTTTAACTATAAAAAAGGGCTAACGTATACGGATCTAACTGACTCATTAAGAAGACACACTTTGGCATTACTCATGGGAGAGGATATTGACGAAGAATCTGGACTACATCATACTAAGTTAATTTTAGCAAACGCTTCTATGCTTGAGTGGATGAGATGTAATAGACCAGATATGGATAACAGATGGAAGAAGGAGGAATAATTGCCAGAATCAGTAATTAGACAACTTAAGAATGAGCTTGACAAGCTAGACCACGATGTGCTAGAATCTCCATTAGGTAAAGCTAGAGCAGATGTAGAAAAGTATGAAAAGTTTTTAAAAATAGCAAAAGAATCTGTTAGGAAATTAGAAGAAAGAAAAGAGTCATTGATTATGGCAATAAAAATTTTGGAGGAAACAAGTGAGTCAGAAGAAAGTAAAGATAAAGAAACTACATGAAAACGCAGTAATTCCAGCTCAAGCTTATGAGGGGGATGCTGGGATTGATTTAACTGCGGTTAGTTTTGAGAGAGACAGAACTGGGTCTTTAATGTATGGGACCGGGCTAGCTATCCAAGTTCCAGAAGGACACGTTGGTTTACTGTTTCCTAGAAGTAGTATTTATAAAAAAAGAGTATCTCTGTCCAATTCTGTAGGGGTTTTGGACTCTGGATACCAAGGAGAAGTTAAGTTTATTTTTAAACCAGGAACAGCTGGTTTAGGTAGGTATGAAATCGGAGATAGAATCGGACAACTTGTAATTGTAGAACTGCCTAAATATGAACTAGAAGAAGTTGAGGATTTTGGAGTAGGTACAGAAAGAGGCCAGGGTGGATTCGGTTCAAGCAACGGTTAGTATGAATAAAACTCTACAAGCATTCGATTTTACTATACCAGATAAAGAGCTTAGGCTTAAAGATCTTCATAATGAAATTCGTATAGCTGCAGAGTTTTTAAGAGACCCAAGTATTAGGGAAAACGAAACAGTAGTTAAAGAGTTAGTAGATTATATTAACAGATGCATGGATTTACTCAAAGAAAACGGTCTTGGGCAATAGGAGATAGTATGTGTTTAATATATAACGGAGTAAACACCGACAACATACCAAGCAGAGTATTAGATTTAATCATACATTTTCATCCTAGCGAAAATTGCGGATGGGATTTAAAAATATCGGAAAGTGATATAGATTTAATCATAAGGGAATTTCCATATCTAGACACATACAAGAAAGATGAGCAACATATGGCTGAGATGAAAACTGAAATGTCACTAGAACACAGCCACATCTACTATAAGTATATGTATGAAAACATAAAAGAAGAGAATGGCATTATGTATGATAAAATCCAAGAACTGGCGAGAAGTGTATGAGTGACGATAACATTATAGATTTTTCTAAAATAAAAGAAGAGAATACTGATTTTGGAGACGATATTGAAGCTCGTATTATGTCATGCATCTATAAAGGAGAGTCTTGTCAATGTAAGTACTGTTCTTACAAAAAAGGAGCTGCAGAGATGGTGCTGGAGTTTCTAGCTAAAGATATGGCTATGTATACTAAACGCTTGGGAGGAGAGTTCGTTACATACGATGCCAAAGATATCCTATTTCGCAGTATAAGATTGGTTAAGGAAATGGAGAAAGAGAAGTTTGGCGACCCAGAAAAGAAGGACTAGAAGAAGCTCTCTTGATGTCCAAAAAGAAAAAGTAAAAGAGCTTAGGGGTAAAAACAGCGAGCTAGAAAAACGAGTTAGGAATTTAGAGAAACGGATACTGACCTTAGAAAAGCGCATAGATAAGCTGGTTCCAAAAAAGACATATAAAACTAAAAAGGCAGAAGAGAGGGCCAAGATGCTTGAAAAGTTTCACCCTGATAATTATAAGGACGAGGTATGATCCATACAATTTCAGTTCCTTTATATATAGAGCTTCCAAGAAAGACAATGGCCCCTAAACGATATCACTTAAACTTAAACGTATACCGAAATCTTCACTACCAAGTCAACAATAACCTAAAGAAAGCTTATAAAAAAATAGTAGAGCCTATGTTAAAAGGTACTTGCTTTTCTACTCCTCTTAAGCTAACATTAGTATTATATCCACCAGATAAGCGTAGAAGAGATAGGTCTAATGTGCTTGTTGTTCAGGAAAAGTTCTTTATGGATGCGCTAGTAGAGCTTGGGCACATTCCAGATGATAACGATAATTACGTAGTATCTACTACATATTTATCTGGTGAAGTAGACAAAGAGAATCCCAGAGTAGATATTATAATTGAGGAGATATAATGCATTTAATGATTGATTTAGAAACATTAGGAACTGCTCCAAATAGCCCAATACTTTCTCTAGGTGCTGTTTTATTTGACAAAACTGGGGTAAAAAGTACATACTATTTAGTATTTAATCTAGATGAACAATTAAATAATGGCAGAATTCCAAGCGCATCTACTATAAAATGGTGGATGTCACAATCCGCTTCTTCCCAGGAAGTCTTTGAAAATGACGGAGATCCTTGTTCTGAAAAGATTTTGGACTTTGTTAATTGGCTGGAAGAAGAAGTTAGTGATCTAGGAACCATGAGAGTCTGGGGCAATGGCTCTAGCTTTGATGTCACAATATTAGAGCATATGATGGATCAGTACAATCTAACCCCTCCCTGGAAATTCTGGAATATTAGAGACTTCCGTACATTTAGAGAGTTTGTATACGATAATCCAGGTATTGAGCGCGTTGGAACATATCACAATGCGTTAGATGATGCTACTACTCAGGCCAATTTAATAATTGAATATTTACAAAAAACTAAATAATTGTCTATTTTTTATACAATTTACTTGACATATATTGTGCTGGTATGTTATATTGTTATTTATTAGCAATATTAACACAAGGGAAAATATGAAATACATCTTAAGTTTACTTCTTTTTATGGGCACCTTTGCTATGACAGCCAAGGAAAAAGCTGATATTGTTCTAACAAAAGACAATACCGTAGTTTTAAACGATACAGTTAACTGGGATAGTATCTCAAAAGTGTCTATGGACTTACTCTTATTGTCTACTAGAGTTCCAGAGGATCAACCAATTTATTTATTCCTATCGACTCCAGGAGGCTCAGTATTAGCTGGCTCTGCTTTTATTGAGGTATTAAAGCATATCCCCCAAGAAGTACATACAATCACCTCTTTTGCTGCTAGTATGGGTTTTTCTATTGTACAAGCATCTGATAAACGCATTATCCTAGAAACAGGAACTCTTATGTCCCACAGAGCATCTCTTGGTGGTCTAGAGGGCCAATTAGATGGGGAAATCGAAACCAGAATTAGGTACTATAAAGATATTACTAATATCTTAAATAAAGAGGCGGCAAATAGAATGGGACTATCTCTCGGAAAGTACAAGAGATTGATAAACCGAGAATATTGGGCTGTAGGTAATAAAGCCGTATCTCAGGGTGCTGCGGATAAGGTTGCGTCTGTTACCTGCTCTTTGGACCTACTGACTTCACATAATATTCAGAAAGTAAGAACTTTGTTTGGGGCTATAGAGCTTAAGTTCTCAAACTGCCCATTAATAGTCTCTCCTATTGAAGTAATCGAACCTACAGAGAAGAAAAAAACCAATAAACTTGCTAGAGACTATGTAAACCTACTATTTAACAACAAGACTACTTTCATTAATAGATACATCAAGACTGGCATTTTCAACAGATGAAAAACACCAAGAATATGACAACAGAGGAGCTTTTGGAGTTAGTTGGTGATTGTGGCGTCACCGCTACTCCAGAGATCCCAGATATTAAACCAAACAGAGTAGAGAGGTTCATTAAAGACTGGGGAATTACCGCTGGAAACGATCCAGTTCCTAATTACATCATATTCTACACATACTATAAAGTATACGAACCAACATCAAGAAAAAAGCTTTCTAAAATTGACTTCTTTCGTAAATTCAATAAATACTTTACATCCGCAAGAACCGGAAAAGAAAGGAAATACTTACTAGACAGCAAGGTATTCAGCAAGGATAAAAGCTTCTATGAAAAAGCAAAAGCGTACAACAAAAAATACAACAACAGAAAAAAAAGAGAAGCAGACCAGGAGAGACAAAGAAAAGCATCCAGCACTATCGAATAGATTTAATCTTAAAATGAGATCAGATTATATTGATACTGATCATGTAGACGGTGTAAAGAATGAGGATGGGGACTTAGTAATACGTGCTTTTACCAAAGAAGAAAAAGACTTCTATAATAAATTTTATGAAGAAGTAGTAAATGCCAATTTTCACCATGATAAAGAAGTAAAAAGACTTTATCGTAAGCTAAAAAGATTAGAGAAGAACACTAATCCTAGCGATGCGGATATCGAAGAATGGTCAGAAGTATATGCAGATTATCTACAAAAGAAAGACGAATCCCTTTTATATAAGAATCCTAAAGAACAAAAAAAGTTGTATGGGGAAAATAACGCTAGAAACAGGTGCATTTACAATAGAAAGAAGGCATCTGGAGCGTTATTTCATATAGAAGATAACAGATACAATACTGAAGAAGATCAAACTACTACTTGTGAAGAAAGCGGCACTGTGTTACTGAAAGACGACTTTGAGCATGGAAGAGAGGAAATAGTCTCTAATAGAAAGAAAAGAAGATCTGAATTACTTTTCGGAAAGAAGAAAAAAGATTAAGAAAAGAATAATTCCCATAACTTGTAGACACCATAACTAGAGCCACTGAGACCCCCGCTACCGAGCAATACTTTAAATATATAGTTTCGCACCATATGAGGCTTTTCAAGCAATTCTAGGCGCTTCTGTGCGTTCTTAACGCCTAATATATGTTCTTCTAGGTCTTCAGTATTTTTACTCACATCTGACCCCAATTTAGTCAAGATAATACTATGTTCATTTAGCTTCTCATTAGTTGCTTTCTGGTCCGATCTGACTTCTTTTAGCATATCAAGTATTATCTCTGTATCTTTCATTTCTCTTCTTCCTCTGACATAGTTTCTAACATCTCTCTAAAAGCTGGCTGTTGCATAAGACCGTACATGATGGCGTTTTTGGTTCTTTGGGGACTTTTTAGCGCTTTTTGTAAAGGTGCGATGAAGGTTTGATTGACGCCCTCTCCACCTTCTTTTAGCCTAGTAATAACACGTTGTATTTGTTCGGGGCTAGATTCGACTATATCTAGAGTTTTTCCCGCAAGGCTTTTTTGACCAGGTAATCTAGTGGTTACCGCTTGTTTAGGAGAAACGGCAGCTCTACCAACGGCATTAGTTAGTTTATTGATTATACCTCCGGCTGTACCCATTAGTGACCTAAAGCTGGCTGATTCTGGTACATGGTCTGCGGGTTTGTGTAATTGATGCGCCTTTCTGAGTTCAGCAATCTCTAGATCCATTTGTTTAGCGAATTTAGGATCAACTCTTCTTAGGTAAGTCATAACCTGACCTTTATCTGATACCGGATTCTTATCTGATACGCCAGATATATACTTAGCCATATTTTTTATATTAGCTAATTTGTCTTTTTCTAACATAGCTTTAGTATTCATCCCCATAATATCAGTAGCGTCTAAAGCATTTGTTATTTTTTTGTTGACTTCATCTAATGGCTGTTTAATTTGTTTAGCTGCTCCAGATAGTTTATCTTTAATTGCCATAGATGCTCTAGTTGCCGCATCAGTAACTTCTTTTGGAAGGCTTTCTTTTTTAGCCAAAGCAGAATATGTCTTCATCATATCGGCCAGTCTTTTGGTTTGTCCTGTAGTCAATTTTTCTGCGTCTAAAGAAGACGGTACTTCTGTGACAATTGTTTTAACTTGTCCAGTAGTTAAATCTTTCGCTGACACAATCTCTCTACCAGTAGCTTCATCTATACTTCTTTGTATTTTACTTGGATTTGGACGACTGTACGGTTGAGCTTTTATTATAGTATCTATAACTTCTTCTCCTGTCTCAGGATCTATTTTAGCTACTGTATCTTGTCTAACCGCTGCCTCTATAGCATCGTCTCCTTCTGGAAGTACCTGTTTTCCTCTCACAGCAAGAGTTTGAGATTCTATAATATCATCAGAACTTTCTATAGACCTCTTTAGTGCATCTTTTTCTAATTTAGTTTTAGCTGCTGTATAAGGATCTTTTGTTTTACCTTTAATTATTTCTTTTTCTAATCTAGCAATAGCATTTTTAGTTGCTTTTCCATCCCCTAGATAGTCTTCCAAAACGTCTAGAAATTGTTGAGCCCTTTTTCTCTCTGTTTGACTATCAATACTCTTAACTAACTTTCTGGCTTCATCTAAGTCGGATTTAACATTTATGGTAATGCCTTGTTCGTCAATTAGATCCATTATCTTATGTTTCTCTTTTCCAAGCTTATTAAGCCTAGCATGCAAAGAGCTGACATATTTTTTAGCAGCATCTGATATTTTCTTATTTACAACATCTTCCTCAAGAGAGACTCCCTTTAAGCCTAAAGAAAAGCTATCTATTGCGTCTTGAACTCCGGGAACAGAACGTATAATAGAACCAGTTACGTGTGTACCACCAACTAATCCAGCAGCAGCGGCAGCCCCAAGAGTTCCCCCTTTTACTGCATCCTTGATGGTTCCTTTAACATCCCCCTCTAGTAGACTAGACTCCCCTGTAGTTAGGCCGGTTATCGCACCAGCTTTAGCCCCCTCTTTTGCTGCCATAGATAAAGATTTAGCTAATTGTGCTTTTTTTAGTTTATTATATAAATCTATCTTGCCAAGAACTTTTGCTTCTTTAGCTAACTTACCGGCCTTCACTATCTTCTCAGCACCTTTTGCGCTTGGTAATACTTTAGCTGCGGTAGCTCCCAGTTTTCCTGTTTTAGCTAAAATTGCTCCAGGAACAGGAGTTGCCAAACCCCCAGCAAGCATACCAGCTACTGACGCAGCGGGCTGATCTTCCATTGCTTTTTCTCTAGACTCTACTTCTCGCTGTTTACCTTCTTTATATGCAGCTAAAGCAGACTCTAAAGTTGGTTCTTTTCCGTGAATAAAAGGATCAGCAAGTATCTGACCTGCAGCAGCACCTATACCACCAACAATATCTGAGGCTCCCAGTGTTGCAGCAGAAATTGCCTGTCTTCCTGCGGCTTCTAGTTTGCTCATCTTCTCTGAATCCTCAGAAAGCGACTCGTCTATTGGAAGAGTTTCTTCAAAGTCAACTGGAGCGGTATCTTCAAATTTTGGAGTATCTTCAGCCATTATTAGTCCTCGTATCTAAGAAATTTCTTATTTTTATCGAAGATAGCAATTCTTCCGTCTTTAGTTTTTCTTCTAATCTCGCCATTTTCTACTTTTTTTGGTTCTCTTTTTGGAGTTCCTAATGCTGCATTTATGTAAGAATTATCTAACTCCGGATATATCGCTTTTATTCTAGATTGAGACAAGTCATATACTTTATCAATATCAGCTCCAAGCTTACCTTTTAGTGTCTTAAGGTTATCTTTTATGTCTTTTAATGTTTCTGGGGACAACTCTCCCTCGGCACCTTTTTTATACCAATCTTTTAACTTTCTACCCCAAGATGTACCTGTCATATATCTAACAACATCAGTATCAGTAAGAACTCCAACTTCTCCCATTGCTCTAGCCATTTTAGTACCTAATGCAGCAATAGCTTGTTCATTACCACCTTCTGCACTTGCGATTAACTCACTAACTGCATCAAATTCCATATTCTGTTCCATAGCTTTTTTGAAACGCGGATCATCTTTAAGTATACCACGTATAGTAGATACTTGTCTATCTTTGGATATCCTCTTTTCTCTTTTTTCATCCATTTTAAGCTTGGCTAATCTATATTGCATCAAAGCATCTTTACTATCAGATTCTCTTGCTTTTCCTAAGTCAGCAACCTCTTCCCCAGTTTGACGATCAAATAACTTAACTCTTCCATCAACATCTTTTGCAAAAGTATCTCTTTTATCTTTTGCAGTCGCTGCTTGATATTGTCTTAACAAAGCCATGCGATCTTTTAGTATGTTGCGAGGTGTTCCTTTATATAACTCTCCCATTGTTGGTACATGTATACCAGCTTTTGGAGCTTTAACTTCAAATCCCCCAGCTTCGGCAACCCTACCAGCTTGATATTGCGCCCCAAACTTAGTCAATGCATCCAATATTTGTAGCTTGGCCCTATCTGATCTAGCGTCATCCATTTTAGATTTAGCATCTTTGTACTCATCCATAAGCCTGACGTACTCTGATTGTATGTCTATGGAAGGGGCTTTTCTGGCAGATTGGAGTAAGGTCTTTTCTTGTTTACCTAACTTTGCATCTTGAGATAATACTTTCTCTGTTTCAGTCTCTCCCGCATCGTCTTCTGGCTCTTCAATTGAGCTAACCATCTTAGGAGGTTCTGGTGATTGTTGTATTGATTGTGGATCTACTCCGTATGTTATTGGGGGGTTTATTTCGTCACTTTGCTCTTGGCGATATGGAATATCTGGAATTGGGTAAATACTGTCTACTACTCCACCATCCTGAAAACCCATAGTGCTAGCTACTTCCGGTTGCGTTTGTTTATCTAATTCATCTGGCATCATTGGTTTATTGTAATCTGGAACAATAGAACTGTCTTCTCTTGGAGCAATCTCTTCTTTTAGTTGCTCAATTTCTGATTCTCGCTCTTCAATTGCAGAAAGATTTCCTTTTACTTTTCTTAGGTAATCGTCTACATCTCTTTGGGGTTGTTTTTTTCCTAGGATATCTCGGTCTCTTGTTCCGCCATGCCCTTGGTTATACGATCTTATAGTTAGTTCATCTAAATGTTCTTCAGGAAAAGCTCCTTGACCTTTTAGATCTTTTCTTAACCTAGTTTTATCATCAACATATAACCTAACCATTGCTTTTTTATTAAATTCTGGGTCTAGTAGATGCTCTGTTACATTTTCTTTAGTTACGGGTTTGCCGTTCCACTCTACAGGTAACATCCCGCGCTCTACCATACGTTCGGCAGTTGCTCTTTTTATTTGCCCCAACCCGTAAGAAGGCCCACTTTCTATGTTCCTATCGCCAATAGCTTTAGGATTTCCGCTAGATTCCGTTTGGATAATAGCATCTAATATTTTTTCGTCCATTTTTTCAGACATTATTAACCCTTCATTAAAGTTTCTAAGGCTTTCATTCTTGCTTTAGTTCTTTTTTGAGCCTCTTTCATTTCCTTTTCTTGAGCTTCCATCTTAGAATACTCTTGGTGTAGTCCTTGAGCTAGCTGACCTTCTTCGGAACTAACTACCCCACCATCCTCATAGCCCTTTTTTACAACTCCGCCACAAGCCATTTCTTCCTGGACTTCATCTGATTCCATCAGTATATCTTCATCACCTAATTCGGATAAATCTCGGTATCCTTTTAATAGTTCCATTAGTCTTTGTTGTTGAGGAAGGTTAATCCACATCTCTCCGGAGTTTACCTTAGCATCAACTCTATCACCAGCATATTCGTCCATAGGGACAATACCAGCTTCTTCATCCTGCATCCCTTCTACTTCTGGAACAGGAATACCACCACCAGCATACCCACCATTGCTATTCGGAGCTTCTATTTGTGGTCCTTGGGGAATTTCTTGAGGCTCTTCTTCAACTACACCACCGTTTGCATATCCACGTTCTTTCCGGACTTGTGCAAAAGTTTTACCTTCTGTAAAATCAGATACTGTTCTAGGATTTGGGTCTTTTCTTATAACTCCCCCATCTGCAGCATATGTTCCGAATTTAGGATCTACTGTACCAGTAAAAGCTGTCGCGTCTTCACTAGGTTGGACTTGAGTTCGTACTGATGGGGACGATTTACTGCCATACTGTATCATGGCTCCGCCAATCCCTCCGGCAAGGTTACTAAAAGCGGCTCCTTGTTGTAAAGCTCCCTTTGCGGCGGCTTGTCCAGCAGATAAAGTATTACTGGCTTGTTGTTGTACGGTTTGTTGTTGTCCAGCTCTTGCGTTAGCAATTGCTTGTTGTCTAGCCAATCTGTTTTGGTAATCTTGTTGTATAAGAGCTTTGTTTGTCATTTCTTGTTGGTTAGCTAAGTCTGCCTCGGTATTATATTGTTGTTGTTGACGAGCCAGGTTAGACGCTTCTACGTTCATTCTATTGGCTAGATTAAATTGAGCAATACGATCTGCCGCACTAGCAACTTGAGCCTGGCGACCAAACTGCTCTTGTCCAATCTGACTAGCTAAACCAGCACCTTGACTCATTGCTTGTAATGCTCTTTGTTGTGCTTGACCGGATAACTGAGCTTGAGCTAATGCATCTCTTTCTGCTGCAGCTTGACTAGAGCTAAGTCTTGCGGCTAGTTCTGCTCCGCCTCCCCCGGCTCCCCGTTCTTCTGCACTTTGTAGTATAGATTTTTGGCGGGCTTGCTCTGCTCCAGCAGCTTGTCTCTGCATTAGAAGTTGTTGCGCTTTTTCTTCTTCGGTTAAGCCTGTTCTAGATAGATCTCCTAACTTCTGTAATGCGTCCATTTGAGCTTTTTCTAGTCTAGGATCTACTTGTATATCTTCTAAAGCAGAAGGTCCTTGTTCTAAATATTGCTGTAATCCGGCAAACTCCGGTTTTTGTAATACGATTTTTTGGGCTTCAATAGTAGGAATTCCTAAAGCCTTCAATTCGTCCACAGACTCCTGGGCAAGGGCCATAGCTTGTCTCATCTGAGCATCTGCCTGTCCTTTAGCATCAGCAGCAATACCAGCAGCTTTGTCTCCGCTAATTATATTACCAACTGCACCGACTCCTCCGGCAACAAGTCCCATAGTTAATGGATCACCCATATTATTCTCCTACCTTTTTTCTTAAATAAATAACACTATTTGTATTATAATAAAGTTCATATCCATGAGAAAGCATAATAGAGATTGAATACGTTGAATTAGACATACCAGGAACGACAGACCCAACGACATACTGATACCCCAATTCTTCGGCAATAGCACAAGCTAGTTTATCGTATTCTTTTGCAATGCCCTTTCCTCTAAACTCTTCTCTAACAAATATATCTGCAATATACAAACCACCAGGATTAGATTCATATGTGAAAAAACCATACTCGTCCTCATAAATATTTCGAGTAGACTTTTCTTCTAAATATAAGGCATAGTTTGATTTCATATTAACCTTTTGTTGGGATATACTTTAAACCGCCACCACCTGGAGGAGGGAGATATTTGCCTCCTTGGGTCGGATCTACTTCTTTAGATACAGGAGGTACTACACCATGTCTAGCATCTATTGTAGACAGGCCTTGTTCTATGTCAGCTATTCCTTTGCTTGCAGCATGTGCTGCCTCTATTTGTTGCATCTTTGCATCAAGTTGTCTCATTGCTTCAGCATATTGATCTTGTAGAGATGTTTGACTATTCATAGTATTCATTTGAGATAGGTAATAAGCCCTCCATTGCTCTCTTTGAGATTCAGCAACTTGTTTAGACTCGTTTCTTATCTGTTCTGCTTGTCCCTCTAATTGACTTTTCTCTAAATCATACGCGGCCTTTTTGTCGCCGATTGTTTTTATATAATCCTGGGCACCTGTAGCAATTTGACCGGAACCAGCTTGCAAATCTCCAGCAGGTTGACCAGCTAATTGTCTAAGAGCGTTTAATTGCGCAGCTTGTTCTGCTGCCCTAACATCCCCTTCTGCGATATTTCCAAAGTGTACATAATCAGAAAGCTTTTGACCAAAAGTCTGATCCAATAAACCTTTTTGTATCGACTCTGGGTCTGCTCCTAGTTTTGCCATTTCTTCTGGAGATAAATGCTGCCCGCTTTCCACTTTTGCTCTAAGTGCTGCTTGTTCTGCTTGAGCTTGTTCTAATTGAGATGCAACATCAGATTGTATACCTTGTTGTTTTGCGGCAAGTTGTTCAGTGGCGGTTCTAGCAATATCCCCTCTTTGTCTTTGTTGTTCCGCTAGTTTACTTCTAATATCTCCTTCTAAGGAAGAGGTTTGTTTATCCAAACCACTAACATCTCTTTGAAGTCCTCTAGAGTCTACAGCTTGCGCTCCCCGTTTACCAGAAATAAGAAGAGCATCTAATGCTCTCTGTCCACCAGTATATGTTGGAGATTGTTTACCGACCGCTCTAGAAAGCTCTGCAACTCTTCCTCTAGAAGATAATAGCTCTGCGGCTCTTCTTTTTAGATCTGCAGCTTTACCTGCTTCTTTATATAAGTTAGGACCAGTTCCAGTATCAATAGAGGTAGTACCTTCTCTGATCGCTTTAAAACGCTTTAAATCTTCTTCAGATGGGCCTGTTGCTCCGGCTTGGTCTATAAGTCCAGAAGCAAATTGACCAGCAGAGTCAAGTCTTTGTTGTTCTTGAGATATCTTAGATCCAGCACCTAGGGACTTTTCTCTCTTTTTAGCTATATCTTGTTCTAAACTAGACTTTTCTCCTCTAATACCGGAAGAAATACGAGATCCTATTTGTTGAGCTTTAGGTTGGTTGGCGTCAATGTATTTTTTAAGGTTAGTATATGTACCAGATCCACTCCGGCTTTCTGGTCTTTTGGCTGTGAAATCTTTACCAGTTTTCTCGGCTGTCATACCCATAAGACGTTCACCGGCTTTTTCACGCTCTACAAGGCCTCCAGCAACGAATTTCTGAGGCTCTTTAGTCTGACCAGCCATACGAGCTAGAGCAGCTCTCTTGGGGCTCATAGAGGCTGAGAGAGGGGCTGAACTATTGACACCAGGTTTAGATGCGTTATCCTCTTCTAATACACCCATACCTGGCTTAGATCCCTCTTCTTTTCCTATAATATATGCCAATTTACTAGTCTCCTACTATAGTTTGCTTCTTTATTAGTTGTTAATTGCCTATAACTTGTATAGTTAGTTCGTACTCGTTATTTTCCTGTAACCCAGTTATGTTTAGTATTTTTATGATTTGTCCAGTATTACCACTGTAAGTAAATGAGATAAAAGGCTGTCCTTCTGGATAAGTATTTGAATTTGTTAGATTTCTAGCAGAAAGTACTATAAATCCTCTGGCTCGATTTGTACCAATCCTGAACAATCCATTAGTAATGGGAACCCCCGTGCTGTCCACTTCTATAGAAAATGTCAGTATTTCTTGGTTTAAGTTATCAAAATCTAAATTTCCGTTAACCGTATCTACTACATCATCCATAAACTTATTAATAACATCCCCAAGCCTACCGACTAGCTCCCTATATTCCGGATCGTAATCATCACTTAAAATACGTCTTACATTATCTAGCTGTGCGATTATATCCCCCTATACGCCCTGGTAGACAGTGGCCTAACATTGAGAGAAAATCCTAATAAACTAAATGATTCTCTTGCATTGCGGTGCGTAAATTTAACAGTAATATACCTACATCTTTGCTTGTTTCGTGGTATAAGTGTCCTGTAAGGAACATCAGTACCTTCTCCTCCCCAAGCATTTTCGCTCCATACCCAACCGCCCCAGAAGCCAACACCTCGCCCGGTAAACTTTTTACTTTCAAAATCCATACTGGCGTCAGTAGCAAAGGCAAGCTCTGCAGTTACAAAGTTATTTCCATCAAAGATTGCGGTTCCTTCTGGTATTTGTTTTAATATTGAAGGATCTCCAAAATGCTGTGGAGCCCACTCTATCTCAGACACAATCCCTTTGTAGTACGTTACTGGTCCAGCAATAAAGGGCATCTGGTACTCAAAAGAAACAAGACTCTTAGAAGTATTTTTATCTAGGATAATTGCCTCAAACTCAGTTGTTTCATCTACAGTTTTATAATTAGAGTATCCGGTTCCCACAGATGAGTTTAGTTCTCCAATAAGAACATTGTACTCGTCCTTAAGCTGTTCAAATGTTACTCCAGTAGGAACTGTGTATGTCTGTAGTGGATCGTCTGCAGCTACCTTAGCAACTAAAGCAATTAGTTGGTCTTGTAACTCTGCTCCCACAGTTAGAGATAAAGAGCTTTCATAATCTGTGTCATCCAATATTACATCAGCATCTAGCTTTCTGAGAAGCCGATTAAACTTTGCTATAGTTACCCACTGTGTTTGAAGTATGACATCCCCTTGATCCACTTCCAAAACGCTACTTAATTCCACTTGTAATTCTGTAGCATCTGCTGGCTGTTCAGCAATAGAAAGATCTCCTTCGGAATCAGCAAAGTCTTTTCTTCCATCCCCTTTACGTTCTTTTCTGATAAACCCGGTATCTCCAGAAGAAAGGTATAACTTATCATCAGACTCATTTACAACTGCACTAGTTGCATTTAACCCTGTCCATCTAACCCATGAAGTATTAAAAGTATTGTATCTATATACCTGAGTCCCGGTTGTATCGGTAGTTTCGGTAGGCATCCAAATTAAATAAGACCTATCTGTCTCGTACCCTACTCCAAAAGCTGAAGTTCTAATATTAAAATCAGAACCGCTTACATCAAATATGCGATCTTCTATTTTTCTAGAAATTACACCAACTCCGCCATCCGAAATAGTCGCAATTCCTTGAGTAGATAACATATATATCTGGTTATTTAATATTGCCGCACTATCTGGTGCAATTATGGACACAGAGTTATCTAACAGTTTTACGCCAAATGTAGAAGGAGAGCTACCCGTTATAATGTAAACTCCGTCTGTTTTCATAACAAACAAATTGTCTCTTAAGGCAACGATTCTTTCTATTGGGTCGTCCTTTCCACCAACATCCAAGTAATTAACTAAAGGAACCGCTTCTGGTTGAGATGTTTTAGAAAAATAAACTCTATTAGGATTATCTTCATTATCTGATACTTGAGAACCAAGAATAACTCTACCAGTGGTGTCTGACACAAAGGTTGCCTGTATTACAAAACTATTTGTTGTAGTACTTTGTATTTCATAAGATCCAACTAGATCGTTATTGTATATATAAACGGTATCTCCTGTAGAATATCCGTGAGACGCAACCGTTACCTCAACAGTATCTGGATCTGTTGCTAGATCTACAATATTTGTAATTGATTGAGCGTTTGGCATAACTGGACTAAATTGACCAGTGATGTCCACTCCATCATCCTGTACCCCTATATAAAATTCGGAATCAGATAGATTCTTTGAACGGAGAAGGATTACGCCAGGAAGATCATCTTCTCCAGATAAATAAAAAGCACTTACTGGAGACTCGTATGTCCCATGCTGCGTTATATTAAACGTATAGCTTGTATCAACATCTGCTGCGTCTGTGGCTGGTCCAATATCTACGTTTTCAACAAATACTGTAGAAGTCGATATTACAGTGTTAAAGGAGCCTCCGCTATTGTAACCACCAATTTCGTTCCCTGTAGTTAGAGCAACATCATCTGCTGTAGTATCTCCAGATATATCTATTCTGTGTAGAGTATATCCAGACTCCGCAGTAGGCACCGTTGCATTTGCTCCAGTTGTGTCATAATAAAATTGAACTTTATTGGCATCTAGCGCATCACTAAACAAAAACGACTCGCCGTCTGTTAGAGACGCTTTAGCTAAACAGTCAAAGTTTGTTGCCTCTCTAGTATCAATATCGCTATTTATTATACGAACCAATGATCTAGCCGTCTCATCTATTGATTGACCAGCAGATATTAAGTTAGAAAGAGTTACATCTCCGCCATCTTCGGTATTTGCCTGTTCCCCGTCCCCTTGCGTGTTGAAACTAAAAGAAAAAGATGTTCCAGTAATACCATCTGTAGCATCATCAGAGTCTCCGTTTTTTGCATTAATTACTGTAACTACATTAGATGCTTCTGAAGCACTAAAGTCAGTTTGGTCATCTATAGAAGTTGCAAGAGCTGTTGCTACGTCTGCTGCGGTATCTCCTGGATCAAGAACCACTTTTATAGCTATTCTACCTTCGGTATCTGTGTCTGAGGGTTCAACGGTAGATCCGGTTGTATCAAACCAGAAAAAATAACCCCTTTCATTGGATGCTGAATTTAGTAAAAAGTATGTTCCATCTAAAGATGCTGCAGCAGTTGTGGTTATTTCAGTTTCTTCTGTTGCACCGATAAAAGTATACTCTTTGCTAATACTGGAATTCCCAAGTACAAACTTAGATGTCCCAGAAACAAAGTTAGCTGCACTTAACATACTAAACTGAAGAAAGTGTCTCGTACTAGTATTTGCGTAGAATGTTGAGTTCCTGAATATTGTTATGTCAGCAGCTTTGGGCGGTTTTTCATTAGACTGGAGAATTCCTTCTCCGCTAACTGGGTTAGTGTACAACAAAGTACCTGATACTCTAAAGCTTTCTGGTATTTCATCTTTTACTGTTATTTCACCAGAAGCAATATCCGCTGCAGTAAGGTTGGCTTCGTAAACCAAGTTCATTTCATCGCCTGGCTCTAAATCGGCTAAATTATCTTCAATTGTTGTTGTGGTAACTCCAGTTCTGTATAGTTGAAATAGATAGTCTGTAGTATCCGCGTCTGATGGGATGTTAAAAGTCAAGTTAACGCTAGCAGATTTACCAGTAGAGTTAGATCCTTGAACTACAGTTGTAAAAACAAACCCAGTTAAGGCTCCAGCGCCATCGGCAACATCAGTTACGTCAGAGCCGCTATTATTAGTAATAGTTATTACATCTCCGGAAACTTCCACCGATACGTTTGCTATAGAATTTAATATAGCACTAGCAGTTCTAGCGGCCACGGTTCCAGAGGTATCTCCGGTTACAACAGCAACTTCTATCTCAATTCTATTAACGGTCTCACTAGTTGATGGTTTTGTTGAAGAACCATCTAAATTATACCATACGTAGAAATTAGACCCGTCTCCATCGGACATTAGAAAGTAATCTGCATCTAGTGCAGTTGCAAGTACTCCATTTGTATCTACAGTCGATACCTCATTTGTTTCTTTGTTACTATCAGTATTTGTTGCTATTGTTCTAGAACTGACTGCTCCAGTAATTAAATTATTGTTGGAGTCTCTATATCCCCATAATGCTCTGTATGCTGTTTTGCTTAGTGGAGGAAGAAAACCCCCATCTTCATATACTAAAGTAGCTTTGATATCTAAGGCTGCAGGACCACCAGCATCTTTAATAAATTTGTCCTGAGTTGTAAAATTTGTCACATTATTTGATATTGTTCCGGAGATCTTCTTTACGCCGTCAGAAGTAGTAAAATATAAGTTACCACTAGCCTCAACGTACTTCATTCTTATACCCGACTCTACTTCGTCATATGTACCACTAAAAGTAGAGAATGTACCATCTTCAGCATCGCTATCGTATTGCAGACTGGAGCCTACATGTCTAATTATTCTATCTTTGTAATTTATTAAGGTTTTTATTACTTGGCTAGAAGGAGACTCATCTCCATAGTCCGAAAACCCTCTTCTAGGTCTGGCCGTATCGTTTCTATCTATTACAATATTGTTAGCAGATAGCAAAGACCCCTCGGGAAGCCCCAAAGGATTGTGGTACGTTGATAAGGTTTTTATACTTAGAAGGGATGGGATGGTATCCTCCTTTTAGTAGCCGCGTCTGCGTCTTCTAGATCGAACACTTTGAGATAGAGTGCTGTGTGTGTTTTTTACCTTTAGTGTAGACCCTTCTGCACGATTATCAATTAGAGTCATAGAATTATATTCCATTCTCTCTAATTCTCTTTGAGCATTGTTCATACCTTCGGTATCACCAAGCGCCTCTAGCATCTTGACCGCAGCTCTTTGTGCTAATATTGGATGAAGCTCTGTAGGAAGTTGCGGTACGATTGATTCTTCTGCTTGAGTTATGATATCTCCAGCCACCAAACTAGAGTCGATGTCCTCTATAGTAGTAAAAGTTACGGTTTGTGCATTTGCATCAACAGATAAAATAGTACGATCAAATGTTATTATATTATTCGGAGACTTTCCTTGAACTATATCAAAAAGAGTTATTGTTGAAAAATGCTCCGGAAAGGTAGACATGGTAATGGTAGTTTCGCCTGGGACAGTAGCAGTATCTATATCCGTTATAACACCACCACGATCATTTTCAACTAGTTCGCTCGGTCTCAAGTAATAACTAAACCTCAATGATCCGCTCTGTGCTGTTTCATTTATTAAAACAACACTATCTCCTTTGAGATAAAATGCATATACTCGGTTAGTACTGTAATGGCCTTTGTATTGAGGTACATCTTCTATTGTTACTCTAGTCATCTCATATACTGCTCCATTTGAGTCAACATATGAAATCTCCCGTATCTTATTGCCAATAGCTCTGTATGGTATTTTATAGCTAGTCTTGTTGGATACTAAAGCAACGTCCTCACTAACAACATAAAACTCTTCGTGTGCCTTTAGGACATTTGGTACAACGTGTATTCCGAATTCTTCGTTTAATATGTCCTGAACATCGTCTGATGTAAATGTTGATTGGTTCTCAGGAATCATAGCCCGACGAAGAGCCGTATTAACTAATCTGTCTGTTGTTAATACTTTGGCCATATAGCTCTCCTTAGCTCATTTTTTTCTTAAGCATCTCAATTAATTCTTCTCTAGATAATCCTTCTAAATCAGGCATCATATCTTCTTTGGCTTCAAGAATCTCTTTAGCTTTCTCTAACCCTTCTTCTAGACCCTCTTCATCTTTAGCAATAACCGTTGCTTTGATTGCTTTGGGATCACCTAAACGACCGGCCATACCTTCAGATAAAGCGCGTTTCATTTTCATTAATGCTTTTCTTTTAGCACCTGTTTTCATCTCTTCTTTGCCCATAAAATCTCCATATAATAGTTGTTAAATTAAAAATATTAAAAAAATCAAATATTTAGCTATTTCTAAACTCACTTAAAAGCTCTACTGGGGCTTTCATGCTATACTTACCCTGCCCCGTCAGTTTTCCAACCGCTTCCGAACAAAAATATTTATCATTAGATTCCCATCTATTCATCGGAGAGATCTCTTTATCAAAATACTTATTTAGGGCAATTTGACCACCGAAATAAAGGATTCCTGGCCAATCGTATTTCTTATCTCTGATGTCTTTGTAAATCGCTTTTATCTCAGAATACTCTCTTACTCTATTATCACAAGGAACTTTGGCTACTTCTTGATTAATCTTCAACCATTCTTTATAACTAATGACTCTAATTCCTGTACTTAGTGTAGATTCAAATACATATCTATTATTAATTAGTACTGCAATGTGACTAGGAGTAGTGGGTTCATCAGACATATGTTCAGTGCCCCAAGATATAAACCTTGAGCCAATTTTATTATTTTTACTAAATAAATAATCTACAGTTACCTGCATTACCAGTCTTCCCCTTGCTGACCCATTAACGGGTTAACACTTTCAAGATCAGCGAACTTAATAAAGTTAACTATAAATTTAACGTCAGTATTGCCTTTATTTTCATATTTCATTCTAGCTCTTAATCCTGCTCTAGGTTTGGCTGGAAACAAAACAATACTTTGAAGTGTATTTGGTAGGACATTCCAATTCTTACCGAACTTTTTATATCTATACCAAACTCCAGGGATAGCTTCATATTCAATAGAGAAGTCTATGTTATCCCCAGGGTTTGAATCCCACGCATATATTTCAAGGCCATTAAAAAGACAATTGTGACTAAAAGTAAAATAGTGGTCCGTTGTAGAATTAGCAGTTGCCGTAAATAGATCAGAACCCTCAAGTCTAGCATCTAAATTTGGATTATCGAAACTTATACTCATTATCTATACTCCCTATAACTACCGCTAAATAACACGTTACCCGTTCCTGATACTGTCTCAACGACCAGGATTAAGCTTATCTCATTGCCGTCGCAGTCTCTCCCTAAATAAACATCGCTATCCACTTCAGCATTGAGGTTTGTAACTGTCTTGTTTTTATTTCTGAGCTGTATAAACCCACTCTCTAAAACGCTACCACCACTATAGCTAGGGTTATTAGTAAGAACATCTGCAATCCCTTCGCTATTAGCCGTCCATGTAGGGCTTGTTAAAGATGCCCCAACTATTACCTGATAGTAGGCAAAGTTATTACCCGATGTTGGGATGAGTGAAAAATGAATCGGCTTTATGGAGCCATTAACGTAGTCAGTGTAATTTAACCTGATGCCTGCAACTACTTTAGGGTTTGTGTTTATGCTTACAGCAGAAGTGCCAGTATCTACTACTCTAACAACCCCTATGTTGACATCACTTCCTTCTGACTTAACCGATGAGCAGATGAACTTTAATGAGCTGCTAGAGGCTACCGTTCCAGTGTTTAAGATCTCTGCGCGTATCGGTGCCATGCCTGAGTCCATGTAGACATCATCTAAAAGATTTGAAAACTCCATCTTATGAACTAGGACTAGATCTTCTCCGATACCTACGTAAAACCTCACCGACTTAACACCGAGCCAAAGAAAATCTATTCCATAGACAGTAGCCTTTGTGGGATCAAACTCTATCCCGCTCGGGTTATTCGCATCACCGCTGCCGTCTAAAGTGTCTACGTTCCAGCTATCTTGATCCACTTCATTATCAATAGCACTACCAGTAGAAACAGATTCACGCCTTACTACTTGAAAAGTAGTCCCCTTGGCTTGAAAGAAAAGACCGTGAAGGTTGCAGTAGTAACCAACCCTTTGAGTCAGGTTTGCCTTCGGCGTATCAAAAGCAGCAGTCATCAGGATTAGCTGAGAGTGACCTTTGTTGTATTCCACTCTTCTATAGGTTTGAATATTACATCTATCTCCACTCGCTGTGGTTGTCGATAGCACTCTAGCAGGTTCATCGTTAGCAGCAGCAGCTTGAGAACCAGAGCCAGCAGTAGTAACAGCCCAATATCTTGTAGTATCAAATGGAGTACCGCCAGTTATCTCAAATATAGTCTTATGGTCACTGACTCTTAAACGCCCTTGCTGATCGAAGTTTGTTTCAGGTAAGCTCACAATTGCAGGACTATTATTGCTGCTATTAATAGCAACTGTTGTTGGAAATATGCCTTTTATTAAATCAATTCCATCAGATATACTTAAATCATTTGAACCATCATTAACGGTTAAAGTTGAATTTCCAACTAAAGTTACAACATCATCTGATGCTGCATATAATAAATAATCTTGAGAAGCAATAGTTATTTGACTACTTGCTGGAACCGTTTGACCAACATCACTAATTGAAACTGGGTTAGCTGTATTATTTTTTAATATCTTACTCATTAATTACTTCCAGATAATTCAAGTCCACATACTATATTTCTGGCAGAACCAGAACTTAATTTTAAAGCTAATTGTTTATTAGTAGGCACAGATTGTCCAACTGTAAAAGATCCGCCTCTAGCAGAGGTAATACTTACAGTATCTATCAGTGTTAAATTAACCCCATCCCCCTCATGATGGTAAATCTCTACGTCGAAAGTTGCTATGTTTTCGTTGGATATAAATATAGTCTCAACTACAGCATTATTTATGTAAACAAATCTTCCCGCTTTATTACTAGGTACTGTTTCACATTGTAGCCATGTGCCGCTATTTACATTAGATGCTTTACCAAAACTAAAACCTGGCGATGCCGATGTCGCGACCTGATTGAGTTCGTATTGAACTGACTCTCCGCTCTCTGTGGGGATACTTGATGCTACTTGAGTAGGAGATCCTCTACGGCTGCTCATTATCCAACCTCCGTTATTCTAACGTCTACTGTACCAGAGGCCGCTACTACATACACAGCTAGAGAATCGGCAGCTTCTAACGGAAAATATTGTCCTTGAAAAATCTTGGTTCCAGTAGAAGAGGTTAAAGTTCCACTGTTATATCCAAAATAAATATCCCCATCCAGAGGTTGTATAGTTATAACAGTCCTTTGATCTAACCTACTAGCACCAACCTTAACCTCTTGCGGAGAGGTTGATACAGATAAATTTGTTTGATCTCCTGGACCGTTAATTGGTATAAACATTATAATTCCTCAGTAGATTGTTCTTGAGGCTTTTCTATAACCCGTTTCACCTCAAATATGTGTTTTTCTATCTTAGGAAGTATTTCTTTTTGTACTTTTCCTAAAAGTTTAACAAGTAATATACTATCTTGTATAGACATATCACTAAACTTTGCTTTTTTTGATATAAAATTAAAAAAATCAACAAGGTTCTCTTGATCTTTTTCTGTAAACGAGTATTCAGTCATGTTGTATTCCTATGATGGTTAAATAAGGAAGGGGTTTATCCCCTCCCCATAACATAAAGCGATTAACTAAGTTCCATAGTTCTGATTTCTGGAGTTTGTCCAGTAGAGCCAACAAACTCGATGTCTATAGATGCTCCGGCTCTTAACTCAACTGTTGCTCCTGGAGATACAGGAAAACCGTTTGCTACAGTAACTCCAGTTGGACCAATGTAAGCATTCTTGTTGTCCATATTTCTAACCCACAAATACTTTCTACTAGCAAGTGGAGAAGTGATGATGTCCTCAGCAGTATTAGCTGCAGCAAGAGTTTTAGCCGCAGTAGCAATAGCGGTGTCAGCTAAAGCCGCGTCTTGGATAGATGCTATGTTTACGTTAATAGAACCATCCGCCTCAACAGCTAAAAGATCAGTACCATCTCCAATTTGAATTGAATCTGTGGTATGAGAAAGATCTCTGATATCTAGATCAGTAGCATCTACAGTAATAGAATTTCCGCCATCTTGGATATTTACGGCAGAAGCTCCACCGGCATTGTTGATAGTTACATCACCGATGTCTACTCCGTCATTAGCCCCAAGAGTACTTCCAGATACATCCACAGAATCTGTAGCGAATGCCAAGTCTCTGATATCTAAATCGGTAGCAGTAACAGCGATTGATGCGTTAATAAGATTAACGTCTAGACCGTGATCAGCTCCAACAGTTGTTCCGGTGTACAATGTAGTACCGTCACCCAAGCTTACTGAATCATCTACATGAGATAAATCTACCTCTACATTAACACCCTCTGCTAGCCTTACATCTAGGGCCTTCTTACCACCAACATCGGTGTGTGTAAGAAGAGTTCCATCGCTAGCTATTAGATACGCACCTACATTATCACTATGAGCAATTGACGTAGCGTCCGTGGTATCGAAAACTAATTGTTTCATTATTCCTCCTTGTTATTAAAAAACCTCTACTATATTTGTTAAATTACATATAAAATTTCTAAAGTATCTGAATCTTTTGTTGACTGTAAATACACTGTTAATGTTGATGTTGTATTTAATTCAGTTAATTCGTACCTTTCTCCGGGTAATATAGTCATATAATTTATTCCACTTTGTCCACTAGTGTACGAAAATTTAATAACTCCCTTTTCTCTGGACTTTAACTGTATCTTTTTTGTATTGGCTGGAAATGTATAATCATATTCGGTTCCTGATACCGCCATAGCCAAGTTGTCTACTTCATGAGTAGTTGTTGTGGCTTGGCTGGTTCCTATTGATCCGTCTGGTTGTATATCTAATTCATGGCCATCTGAATCTTTTATACTAATGTTATCTCTAAGGTAGTTAATATTTCTTATATTTTTTGATGGCTCTAATATAATGTTTTCGCCACTATCTGATGTAATTTCTGTTACATTACCGTTTGCATCGTATGTAAAGTTTACGATATCTACAGTTTCAGTCAATCCTTGGGTTTCTGTAGAAATAGTAAACCCGGTGTCAATATCAGAAGAATCTGTAGTTTCTCCCTTTAACTGAGCAGTAATTTGTAATGTAGAACTAAGCGTACTGGCTTCTAAATCTACACTACCTGTAATATGAGAACTTATGGCATTTTTTGTTGCAAGAGCTACTACTGGCGCAAGGTCGTTTGGTAGTAGATTTACTTGTATATATTTTACGGTAGGAGTGTCTGCTGGAGGGGGAGTACCTATACCAACCGTATACCAAATTCTATATTCTAACGCATCTTTACCAGAAAAAACACTAAAACTTTTACCGTCTAATGAACTTGCTACATCTGCTGAGGTTAGTATCGTGGTTACTTCGCATTCACTATCATATAAGTATTCTATTGATGCTAAAGAACCGTTTCCATTATACGTATAGTTGACTTGATTATAGTCAACATTAACTGGAAACATTCTGTGGGCATTATAGTTTGGATCATATGCACTTCTATGCTGCTGCGACCAATCTTGCCATCTATAGTTCTTGTCGTCATTAGTTGCCATTAATTACCTTATTCTGGCTTTGGGTATTTTGCTTTCACTTCTGCGATTTTAGCGGCAATTGCGTCATATTCGGTAGAATCTCCCAAATGTTCTTTTTTATATAAAGCATCTAGTTGATCTCCAACAGGAGGATACTCTAATTGTCTTTTTCTTATATACTCAGTAGCAAGCTCTATGTTTTGTTGTATTAGTTTTTGCTTCTCTATATATGATAAAACCTCTTCTGGTAGCTCGAAAGAATCGCTCCACGTTATATCAGCATCCACATGAGTAATTTCAAACTTTCTGGAGATATCCCAGTAAGGCCTGGTTTTTTCTTCAGTTAACCACTTTTCTAAGTCTTTTATGTCGTTGGAATACTCTGTCCAATATAAAGAAGAATCTTGGTTTAGTATATCAAGTTTATACATTAGTAATGCTCCTCAACAATAATTAATCCGCTTCCACCAGGTCCCCCTCCTTGACCACCTGTGCCAGCGCTCCCTGCTGCTCCACCAGAACCAACTGCATAGCTATAGGTGGAGTCTGGGGATACTATAATAGCTTCAAAGTGACCGGCTCCTCCGCCTCCGCCGCCAGGACGCACAGAGGTATTTCCACCAGCCCCTCCTCCACCAGACCCAGTAGTAGATGGTGCCGTTGTGCCAGCGTTTCCTATAAGCCCTTCAGCAGTACCGCCGAATCTACTAGCACCTCCAGTTCCTCCGTAAAATCTATCATTTGCTCCAGTAGAAGGTCCTCCCCTAAAACCAGACCAGGCATGACCAATTGCTCCAGATGGAAGGATAGCAGATCCAGGATTTCCACCAAACCCTCCTCCCCCTCCTCCGGAAGGTCCACCGGCACCGGCACCAGCAGTACCTGTTCCAAAAGTCGTGCTGCCTCCAGATCCTCCAGATGTTCCGCTGGTATCTGTAGAGGAACTTCCTCCACCTCCGCCTCCTCCGATTGCAATGACCCTGATCCATTTAACTCCAGTTGGGGTAGTATAGGTTCCAGATCCGGAGGTAAACTTTTGAATAGTTATTGTGTCTTCACTAAAGGCCGAGAAAACGGAAAAGTCTGGCTGTCTTTGAAATTCTACGTAGTTTCCTGAAGCACTACCATCCAACGCTGTAGATACGTCATTATATGCCCGGATATCAATTGTATCTCCGTAGTTTAGGCCGGTTAGGATTGCCTCTCCGTTTATAGATACGGTTTGGGTTGATGCCGAATCAACAGTGTTTCTTGCTATTATTTTAGCCTGAACTCCATTTACGAATATATACAGCTCTTGGACATCTCCCGCAGAGTATGTTTGCGAATTAAATCGCAAAGCTGCTCTTACTTTATAATCGCCGCCTAGGGGTACTGTATATACCCCGGTCCCGGTATTATACGAACCAGTTGTATCTTTGTCTTCTGTGCCGTTTATTACAATTGGAGTTGATGTTGTTATTGTGGTTGCTGCAGTACTAGCTAATGCAATAGCTGTTGTTATTGATGCTTCTGTTGTAGAAAGCATTGCTCCGGAAGACCAACCAACGATAGGAACGGTAAACATCATTCCTAAAGAGTCATTTACTGCCCATGTAAATGGATTGCTTGACTTCCATCCATCTGTTGCACTATCTGATGTTACTTGAACATAGCTTGCGCTCTTATATAGAACATGTCCATCTTTAAACGCAGTTCCAGAATCTAAACTATTTGCTGTTCCTAGAGATGTGTGATTATTGCTTGCTGTTCCTGGTATTTTTGTAGAATCAATTTGATGACCATCGGGCAGACCAAACCACCATTGACCTGTCCCAAATGTTGTAGACCCGCCCATTGTTAGTTGAATCTGTACTTGCATTGAATCACCAATGCGTCTCCACTTACCAGCAATAGTCCCATCATTAAGATTTGGTGATGAAGTACTAGCGGTCCACTCTGGAGTATAGTCTTTCCATTCGGTAATTATAGCACCTGGAGCTAGTTGTTCTGGGGCCAGTTTAGCATCATCCACATAAACACTTACCGCACTACCAGTTTCGCTATCCGAAGCTAAATGAAGGGAAACATTGATTGTGGAATCAGTATCTGAGTTTGTCTGAAAGTATCCATAAACCTTAGTTTTGTGCGCAGGAAGAGTTCCATCATCATTAAACCCAGAGATAGGAACAAATGTAAGTTCAGTGGCGTCAGTACCGCTTGAATACCCATGAATCTTATAGTCGCCATCGGTATAGTTAGCGTCTGTTCCGTCCCACTCAAAAGATAAATAAAGGTTGCGACCTCTATCTGCTCTATCAATAGTATCCGTAAGAAGCGTTACCCCTTCTCCAGATCCATCACTTGCAGATTTTGTAATCTTTAAATCATTGCTTCCGGCTAATGGCGTAGAGGCGTTTTGGGATATTGTAATAACCGAAGGAGAACCGCCAGTGCCATCAACATACGCCCCACCATCGTCATAAGTAGACGCAAGGGATATACCGGACTCGAAATCTCCGCCGTCAAAGTAGTTCTTCCCTCCCCCAGAACCCCCTGTTCCAGAGACTTGATCCCATCCAGATCCATCATTTACCACAATTGAAGCCAGGTCTGTATCATATGCAATTAAAGCTTCTTTATCAGTAAGTGCGTCTAATCCAGCGGTAGTTCCTTTTGGTAGGGCGATTCTATTTGTATTAGTCGCTGTTCCGCCATCAATGTCTTTATTAGTGATTACTTGCGCATCTGAAGTACCAACTATGTCCCCAGTAGTGCCGTGTGTTGTGGTGTCTGCAATATGAGTTGTAAGCGCAGATTCTTCTGTATCTAGTCTACCTTCAACTTCATCAATAGCGGCTTGAACATTACCGGCGGTTAACCCAGAGGTAGAATTATCATATGTAATAGAAGAACCCGCATGAGGACTTTCTGTATCATTAATGTGAGCAGTTAAATCTGCATCCGTTGCTCTAGTATCAATATCAGTTTGAAGTTCTGCAAGAGCAGCATTTAGTTCTGTAGAAGTTAAATTTCCAGAAGCAGCAGTAGTAATTGTGTTGCTGGCTACAACTACTGTTTTATTAGTCAGAGACTGAGCCGTACTTTCATCCACTACTGGTGCCGATGCTCCAGTGTCCCCGACTTTCCATTTGGTAGCAGAAGTGCTATCATATCCAATAAGAGCATCTGTTGCATCAGACATCTCCACAGTAAGTCCAGCATCTGCTAAATCTGCAGAAGCCTGATCCCCACCTCTATTTACTGTAATATTGGCATCTTCAACTTCTAGATTATCAGTATTAACAGAAGTAGTTGTTCCTTGTACAGTAAGGTCTCCAGAAACGGTCATATTGCCGGAATCATCAATAGTTACTCCGGAATCTTGAACCAACTTTCCAGTAGTACCATCGTATCTTGCGATAGCATTGTCTGTTGCGCTTGCCGGTCCCTGGACTGCTCCGGATAGAGTTGTTTCTGCAGTATCAAGCCTTCCCTCAACCTCGTCGATAGCGGCTTGAGTATCGGTAGCTGTTAGTCCGGAAGTTGCGTTATTATATGTAATATCATCTGCATCTGCAGAGATCGTATTTGTGCCAGTAGCGGTTGTCCCATCTATAGTTTTGTTAGTAAGTACTTGTGCATCGGAGTCTCCTACAATATTCCCTGTGGTACCATGCGTAGTAGTATCTGCTATATGTGTAGATAAACCAGACTCTACCGTATCTACTCTTCCTTCTACTTCATCAATAGCAGTTTGTACGTTTGATGCGGTTAGTCCAGATGTTGTATTGTCATAGGTATTATCAACAGCATCCATTGTAATAGTATTCGATCCTGTTGCTGCAGTAGCGTCTATAGTTTTATTAGTTAAAGCGTCAGTTGTTGCTTTACCTACTAGAGTATCTGTTGCGTCTGGTAAAGTAAGAGTCTTATCTGTGGTTGTTTGGCTAGATTGTAGAATGGTCTTTGTGCCAGCATCCCCTGCCGCATCAAAAGTTATTTGTTTTGTTGGGTCGGTAGCATCTTGGATTGCGAAAGCATCATCTTGAGCATTTATAGTGTTTGTATCACCGATTGTTTTATTAGTTAGAGTTTGAGTTTGATCTTCTGTTACTAATACTCTTTTTGCTGCCTCAATAAACGCTTTTATTTTATCTTGATAAGCATAGATATGACCTTCTGTCGCTACTGCAGTATCGTCTCCGGCATTAGGGCCGCTATCTAGTGGTTTGGTTACAATTCCCTGATCGAATCTTTTTGGATCATTGGCCATTATATATTACCCTCTATTGTTGTTTGGCTTTAGCCGAATATGTTATAGTTCCATCACCTTTTCCACTATCAGAGAAATACTGAATAACACCAAGGGAGCTTATTTGAAATGCCATACCTGCATCTCCAACGCTTTCTACTTGCAATGTCCAGTTTGTTCCATCATAATGTCCAGACATGGTGCCTCTTTCTACGTATGTAGAAACATTTACTCTAGTAACAACATAATCTACTTCAAAGGATCGTACAGTAGCACTTGAAAACTTCAAGGCACTTGAGCCAGATCCAACAGTTTGAGCTGTAGATTGATTATCTAGAATTACTCCGTTTGTATTTGCTATATCATCTGGACCAAAAAGGGTACCTACTACGTCATTAATCGCTTCTGCCCAATCTGTGGCCTCTTCGCCCCAACCTGCGTTGGTTCCTTGAACTGGATATAGATACGTCTCTGATCCCACCGTTAATGACTTAGAAATGGTATCTCTCCTTGTATAGGTTTTTTGAATACAATATAGTTGTTAAACTTGGGATTTAATACACTTTAGGCATTAAAAAAGGGGATAACAAAAGCTATCCCCTTCATATTATTGATGAATATTAACCTTATGGAGTTGGAACTTCAAGGTTAGTAAGAACTCCGTTGCGTCCTGGAGCAGAACAGAAAAGAGCTTGATCAGTGTAAGCACGTAGCTCGTATCCGTTAGCATCGTTAAGAAGTCGGAAAAATTCGCCTTCAAAACCAGGTTGCTCGAAAGTAACATCGGCAGAACCGACTCTCATGAACTCTTCTGCACAGATGATGTGAGCATCACCGATTTTGCAGTAGATAGAAGGAACAATCTTGATCATTCCGTTTTGAGAATGGAACTCGATTTCTTTAGAACCAGACTTAGACTTATCTGCGCTGTAAGAAGAATCGTACATGCGTTTAGCGTCTTGCTCGGCAATAAGAACGTCAAATTGAGCAGGGTTAACCAAGCAAACTAGGTCTTGGTCAGTAAGGCCTTTCTCAACTAGTCGAGTAACGGTTTTAGCGATAAGGGTGAAACTGATAGCAGCATCGGCAGCATCAATTACATTACCTTTCCAGAGGTTGTAAGAAGCAGCAGAAATACCGAAAAGAGTTCCAGTATTACGAACGATCTGGTCAATACCAGGGAATTCGTTACCGTTAGCGCCTTTGTAGAAAAGAACGTCAGTATCTAAAACAACACCGTCTGCACCAGAAGTCATTGTGATAGAACGTGCTTCAAAATCAACAGAAGCGATCTCAAGGTTAGCTACGCGAAGAGTAGTAAGGTCAGCTTGATATACATCAATAAGCATAGTCTCACCACCAGCCCAGATACCAGGAGCCCATGATTTATCGGTGATTTCAATTACTTCGTCACCAACAACAGCGCCATCAACAATACCTAGTCCACGTTGACCGTGAAGAAGTTGAACTTCCAAACGACGAGTGAAAGAGCGAAGCATGTTAGCTACTAGATGTTTAGTGGACTTTTCAAAAGCCGCACCAGAAGCAAGTGAACGAGAAGCAGCACCAACAGAAAGAACAGAGCGGAGAACCATCTCATATCCTTGAACTGTAGCGTCTTTCATTACACCAGCTACTGCTGATTCTAGAGCGAAAGCATCACCATTAGGGCCACCGTAAGTTACCGAAATCACTAGGTTTTTTAATTTACCTTAGTGATCTTTTGTTACCGTAAAGGCTTTTTATCCTCTACTTCTTATAGTTTCCTATAAGTCCAGCATACATTTTCACCCTCTATTTGAGGGGTTCCACACTCTTGGAGAAATTATATTCTACTTTTGTAGGTTCATTCTCTATGCGTTACGGAGTTACAGAGTTTTTACTCTCTGTAGTTTCCTCGGTATTAGCATCGTCGATGTATTTAAAGATATGATTTTTGTGTCGGGGTCTTTTACCTTTTATAACTGCACAAATTAAAGAGGGGTTAAACCCAAGCTCTTTTCCTTGAGTTGGATAATCTAAATAAAAGACATTTCCGGTCTTTTCGTTAGTACACTCAACTTTTTTTGCTCCTAGTGTTCGAGATATTTTAATACGTTGTTCTTTAGAAATATGCCTTCCGTGTAGTTTTGGAATAACAGCACCCGTCTTGGTTTTACTGATTTTTTGACGTATTTCCTCTGACATATTAACGATACCTCCGCCGCCTTCCGTAAGATTGTAACCAAGTCCGAGATACGTATTGTATTTTTTTATGTACATACGTTCTTTGTTGAATAAATCTTCTTCTGATACAGCAGTATCTATCTCAATAATAGTAAAATTATCCTTACCGTACTTATGGATTGCTTTTTGTATAGCAGAGCGTTCTTTGTTAGCTCTATTTATATGACCATTAAAACGCTCTTCCAACGTCTTAGTTGTAACCCCAATATATTTTTTATTATTGATGTTATTTGTTATCATATATATTAAACCATACTTTTCCATATTATCATTATACCTTAAAATATTTACAAAATCAACATTAGCCTTCACCGATTTTGCGGAATTTTCTTATACCCTGTTACCAGGATATCATGGCATAACTTTTAGTGTCTACCATGCTCTAATTGAAGAACAACAGGTTGGTGGTATTGGTTGCCCAATCGTTTATCTTCTCCCCCAAAAGGAATCATGTTATAAAGCTTGACTCCATCAGGGATAATGTTTTGAATTTTACCGGCGTATTTTTCTTTAAACATGCCGTTTAAAGTTGACACCGTATTAGCAGTTGCCATTATTTATCCTTTTGTTAGAATTGTTATTAAAGTAATTATTTGCAAATGATCACATTTATAACTTTCCTACCGCATTGATACTTGCTGATCCGAGGGTACAGCGAGGTCTTTGGAGTGTACTAATTATGCGTAATCTGTATGTAGTTGTTAAAATCGGCCCATTTCTGGACCGAATAGTGTATTATCTAATTCCGTTCTTAAGAAAATCTTTAATAGATTGCTTCTTTGTTGGTTCGTCGGCCTTTGCAGTAACCTTACCAGTTTCTTTGGTTGCAGCAGTCTTAGGCATCTTCTTAAGTCTTTGTTTTCTCAAACGATCTACCGTTTTCTTGCCCAAAAATTGAATAAGATCATCATCAGACAATGAGTCTAAAAGCAATTGCTGCTCTTCCCGAATCTCTTTTTCTACGATAGGGACAACATCTTCCGCAGTAATATCCTCATACCCATTATCCATGAAACTAAGCATAGTGTTAGCGACTCTAGTTTGAACATACTCAGATTTAGGCAATTTAGTAGTTGCAGATAGTGCTTTATTGATAGAATCTTTAAGCTCAGACTCTGCCTCACGCTCTAAACGCTCCATCTCTAAGCGTTCCTGCTCTTCTTCCCGCTTTTTAAGCTCATCTCTTAGTTTTTGAAGTTCAGTATCCTTTTTCTCTTGCTCAATCTGTTCTGGAGACTTCTGCATTTCCTCGATTGCTCTTTGGATACGTTGTTCAGCAAGTTCATCGGGATTTAACCCCAACTCTTCTAAAACTTCCCAAGGATTATCAGTTAAACGACTGATTTCTCTATCAAACACTTTTTCAAGTTCTGCAGACTTTTTCATAGCCTCTTGGCTAGCTTCCGCTAACTGCAACCTACGAATAATATCATCTTTATTATTCCAATCCAAAGTAACTTCTTTTTCTTTTCCGTTAACTTTTAGCTTGAAAGTTTCAATAAGCTCTCTGACTTCTTCTTCTGAAGCCCCATCTTCGATAGCATCGCCAACAGCATCAGCAAGTTCTTCTTCTTGCTCTGCGCTCAATTCAGCGCCTTCTGCTGACTCTTCATCAGACAGCTCTTCGGACTCTGCTACTTCTTCTTGGATTTCCTGAGACTCTTCAGGTGATACGACTTTTTCTACTGCTTCTTCAGCAGCAACTTCTTCTGCACTCATTTTTTCTCCTATGCATCGCCTTTTGGTAGATGCTATTAGTTGTCATCCCTTACGGGGTAGACTGTTTATATGAACAATTTACTCCAACTTTACGAGAGCTGTTGTCTCGTATTTCTTTTATAAACTCAACTCCTAGCGACTCAAGCCGACCTTTTATGTTTCTCTTAAGAACGTGAAGGTTATTTACCCCTTCTCCGCCAGTATAAACTCGTTCGCTAGTTATGTTTTTAATCTTATACGTACAATCTTCGGTATTTATAAAAACCTTATACTTGGCTCCGTGTACAGAGCTTGTTAGATCTTTGACAGATACTAAGATATTTGCGTCTTCTGTTTTCTTATATCTTATTCTAGTATTCATTACTGCCCGAACCTTTCTGTGGCAGTTAGGGGCATTCCATCTGGGCTTTCTGGAAGTCCTGCTGGTTGAGGTAGACTAGACTTTGGTGTTGCTTGAAGAGCGCCAGATTCTTCTGGCATAGGCATGGGAGCCCCTTCTCCTGGAGGTGGTGCCTGTCCTGCCCCTTGTGAAATAGTTTCCTGACTAGGAGGAGATCCTGCAGGAGGTCCCAAAGGTTGTTGCTGCATCATAGCAAGAGTACCAGGATCAGTTGTTCTAAGTAAGTCGATGTGTTCTTGAATATGAGATAACACTCGGTCCACTAATTCAGGATCTTGTCTTAATTCTGGATCAGCTAAAACATTTCTATGCTCATTAATGTGATACTGATGATCATCGGTCATTATAGCGATAACACTAGTGGCTCCTGATGCCAGGGCTTCGTTTTCTGACCGGATTAACATCCCTTGATCGGCCATACCTTCAGTCATATTCTCAAGTCTACCCGTCTCCATCACGTTAACATATTGCTGAGGAGATAGCTTGTCTCCATACATCTGTAACATTTGTTCAGCCATTTGTACTCTACCCGCAGTAGAATTGGAGAGTGGGTTGCCAACATCGACTAATACTCTGTTTACTGTACTTAAGTCGTCTCCAGTAAACTCTTGTAGCTCAGTTCGGTTTGTTTTACCAACAATCGCCGCAACTCTGGGTACTGCAGCAAAATCTCTTAGCATATTAATAAGGCCCGTACCAACGTCTTCTATTAACTGTATGTATTGTTGTTGAAAACCAGATACAAATTGTAGTGCTTGTGCTTGAATAAGGGCTAATGCGTTACCAGAAGAAAGACTAGCTTCAGGGTTTCCTCTAGCAACAGAGTTAACGCCAGTTAAAGTCTCACCGATTTGTTCCAGCATCTGCATGAAATCAAAAATCTCTTTAGGAGTACTAGTAAGATTTAAAGATTCTGGTTTACCTGCTTGAGAGTTATAGTCAATTATATTCATTCCACCACTTAATTGATTTACATTAATATCGCAACCACGGGGATTTAGAATACTCTGTACTCCATGTGCGTTTTGGTTAGTCAATACAGTAGAGTATAAACTATTAATCGCATCTTGTACGGGAAGGAAGTCAAACATATTAGTATACCCATATGGAGTTCCTAGTATGTCTCCAGGAGAGATTCTATATACTGGTAAATCTCTGTATGGCATGGGAGAGTCTGAAAGAGGGATATCATCATCTAAATAGATAAGATGTCTACCTTCTGGCATAGACTCGGTTCTTTTGTGAAAAAATTCGTACACAGGAATATCAACAGTTTCGTCGAAATTTGTACCGATTAGTTTGAACTTAGATAAATCGCTTTTTGTTTTAAGGTTAACAATTTCTTCTTCTAGCTCAGGGTATTTTGCTGCCAAATCAAACTTATTTTTCCAAGTTCTGGTAATAATCCAGTCAATATCTTTAATATCTTCTTTAGAGCTATCAAATACTACATCAAATACACTAAGATTATAAAACTTAACATCTCCTTCATATATAGGAGTTCCGGTTTCTTCATTGAAGTCGTACAACTCTCCTGAAGTTGCATTCCACTCCATCTTAATGTAACCAGAGCCCATAACAATTGCATACTCTGCAGCTCTATGGAGATATTTCTCTAACCTATTTTCTCGCATATAATACTCTAAGAGTCCATTTGCAAGCTTGGTTTGTACTAAAGATTTATAGTCTGTGTTTGTTGACCTAGCCCGAAAGCTAGGTCGATTTGATGTGACCATCACCAAAATATGTTGTGCTAAGTTTCTAAAGTGATTAATTGGCAACTCTACGAGTTCACCCTGCTCACCTCCAAACGTAATCGAATGACCGCCACCAACATCATCATAATACGCACCATGATGTGCAAGCCAGCATCTTTTAACCTTTTCGAGGTAATTATTATTAGTAAGAGTATCGAACCATGCATCAGATTTTTGTTTTAAAATCTTAGCCGCTTCTTTAGCCTCTTTTTGTGCAAAATATTCTGTAGTATCTTGGTCTGTTAGTGGGTTAGTTCCAACAGACATCCCTAAATTATCAGCCATTATTACCTCTTGATATAGTTGTTAATTCTTAATATTCATTATTTTTCTAAACATAGACTCAATTCCGCCTTCAGCTTTTTTGCTTATTTTAGACGCAAATACGTTCCCTCCGGATTTTGCTCCCCAATTCTCCGGATAAGGGTTGTGAGAACGGACCAAATTACGCACTAAATAAATAAGCGCATCAAGGGCATCTGCGTGTCCTCCTCTAACTGTCATATCTGCAGAATCAGCCATTCTAGCAAACTCTTTGTGGTTTTTATCCCAAGACCCATTAGCTACGTGGTATATTAAATGTTTACACCGAGGATTAATTATAATTTGATTATTACTAATCATCATACGTACTTGGTTTATCTGAGCTTCTTTATTATCTTTAGCCGTTGCCAGGAAGTTAAGTCCATGAAGCCTCTGTAAATCATTTACCATAATTAAGTTATTATCCATAACCCGCATATACACAGGTAAAGGGTATCCACTGTCATCTGAAAAATGTTCGGATTCTTTTTTATATATGTTATTAGCTAGAGCCTCAGTTGTCATACTAGGGCCATTCATAACTAGTTCATCTTCTATAACCAACTTGGCGTTTAAAAAATCCCAGTAAGCAAATAAATAAATAGTTAGATCTTTAAACCCTACATCCCCTGCTGTATATATATCGTAAAATGCCGGTCTATCCCATTCACGGATTAATTCCTGTTGCCTCTCTTCCGTAAATTCTGGTATCACTACTGATTCGTCATCTTGTATTATTTCGCAAAGGTATTCTCTTTTAAACTGAGGATCTTCTTTTCCTGTTGGAAATCTTGCTGCAATCCCTTCTATCTTTCTCTCGCTTAACATTGGGTTGTCATATATGTTTAAAACCAGAAGAGAGTCTGCAGCTTTCGCTGGTCTTATAAACTTAGTGATAAAATCGTGGTTAGCACTTTTAGATGGGGTTGATATTAATACGATCTTACCATCAGTAGTATCTGTAGTTGGAGCAAGAATAGAATTTACAACATACTCTAAGTGGTCACAGAAACCGGCCTCATCTACTATGCATAGATGTGATGCGCCCCCTCTAAGATTCTCATGGGAACCATTATCTGTTCCCGCAAATTGTATTTGAGAACCGTTCGGAAAAACGTACATCTTGTCATTTTCTTTCCATTCCGGTCTTAGATCCCTAGGACAATCTTCTAGTATGACTCTCATGTTTGGTTGAACAATTGTCTTTACCATCTTTAAACGAGGACAAACATATTTTACAATTGCGTTGGGAGTAGTCATACAAAGCTCGACAGCTTCTACAGTCATCTCAAAACTTTTTCCCAACCGTCTAGATGCTAGTATAGGGATTATATCCCGTTTATCTTTTAATATATAGTCTCGCATTTTGAGCTGGCCATCATGTCTCTTATAACTAAGATCTCCCCTTGACCATATCTCTCTTAATGCTTCTCTTTTTGAGACTTTTCTGCGTCTAGCCACATCTATCCTTTGAGTATGTCTTCTAGTTCTTTAGTTGACATTTTTTTAGCCTTACCTTTTGGCTTGACCCGGATATCTTCGCCCCTTGCTATTTTTAGATTTTTATGTAATATATCTAAAGTCTTAACCTCATCCTGAGTTAACTCTCGTTTTGAAGAGTGTTCTTTTAGTATCTCTAGTTGTTTTACGCAAATAATTTCAGCATCAGTTACGCTATCAGAAGATGCCGACTCGTCTATCTCCTTTAATAGGAGCTTTAGCTTACTTACTTCCAATTCAAGCTCTTTTATTCTTTTACGTAAAGCAGACTTTTCTGCTTGTTCCTCTAAAGATATTAGTGTTTTATCATCCATGTATTACCACCCAAACTTTTGTCCATCTACCCTAGGTTTAGATTGACTTAATAGAACGCTAGATACTTTTGCGTCTAGTTTATTATAAACTTCCCGGTTATTCTTCTCATAAGTCTCTAACTTTCTTACGAATTCGTCAGACGGATCGTCAATTTCATTGTGATCAAGATATACCAAAAACCCAAATAGGACGCTAGATGACACAAATGCGGCAACTTCAAACGACCCTCCACCAAAAATAAGACTCTTTGTTGATATAATTAAAATAAGAAAAAACAAGATGTTAGATTTATTAATTGACATTATTTAGTCTCCCAAGGTGTATTAAAGTATAAATTAGTTGTTAAATTAATTTATTATTGTACTTTGATGCCTTTTGTGTTATATTAATAAGAATTAACCGAAAAGAGGGTATATGTCAGAAAATGGTATGGGGTCTAAGGAGATTGTCGTAAAGTTATATTATGATATAACTATGTGTAATAATGAACTAGATCTACTTAAAGTCAATTCTAAGATAAGACAGCATATAGAAGGAGATGATTCAATTGGGGAGATTGAGACCATGATACTTCTAAGTGCAATCAAAATGAAGAGCAACGAGATAGCTCTTTATAATATAATGGATACTATGGATACGCTGCTTCTTGCCAACGATATATCAGTTGTTATGTCCGATGAGAATTTTGACATAGAAGAAGAGGCAATTAAACAAAGTATGACGGATGAACTAAGTGTAGTCAAAGAAGGCAACATAATGTCTATAAGTGACGTATACTCTCGTAAGAATGGTGGCGATGATCTAGAAGAATCGTCGGGCGAAGATGATGAAAATGCACCAGTTGACAGTGGTGACGAATAGTGCTATGATAGTTATGGATTTATTGCCCCTTTTGTCACTATAGTTGAGGTGTGGGTAGTAAAAAGCCACAAATATAGAAAATGTGATAATTAAGCGTCACATAGGAACTAATATAATAATAGTAGAGGAGTAAAAGTTGGGACTTTTTGATTTTATTGGAAATATTTTTAAGCCAGCCTCAGATTTAGTAGATTCATTACATACTAGCGATGAGGAAAGGTTAAAATTGGAAAATGAGTTAGCTAAGATAAAAGAAGCGGCTCTAGAAAAAATGACAGAATTAGAAAAGGCTCGACTAGATGCCCTAAGTAAGGTGCAGGTGGCAGAGGCTAATTCTAAACATACAATTGTTGCTATCTGGAGGCCAGTATCGTCTCTGTCGATGGTTGCGATTATAGTTGCAGCTAGTTTTAATTTAATCCCTACCCCAAGCCAAGAGTTTTATGAATTAGCTCAAATATTCTTAGGGGCTTACGTTTCTTCGAGGGGAATTGAGAAAGTTGCCGCAAGCATTGGGGGGTTGAGGAAATGAAATACATAACAGAGGTACTACTGGTTGCTAATTTATTGATATGCGGATACGCTTATTATAAAGTATATAGTGTATTAAATGTTGTGGATATGGTTACTAAGCAAATAATTGCTGTTGATAACTCGACTAAAGATATTAAGGATAAGCTAAAAGCTGCGGAAAAATCATCTCAGGAAGCAAAGGACGGAATAAAGAGGGTAGAAACTACTATAGATGAAATTAAGCGTAAACTGGATAAATTGCCGTTATGATTAGGATATTATTTACTGCATTACTATTATATGGGTACTTGTCTTATGCTACTCCTGTAGATATTGATAATACTGTAAAGGAACTAGAATCCCTTTCAGGATGCGAATTGGTCATTACATCCGGATTTAGGACTCCTGAACATAATAAACGAGTGGGAGGGGCTCCTAACAGCTATCATCTATATAATAGAGCTAGAGATGTGGTACCAAAAGACAAAAAATGTATAAGTATTAAAGAGTTAGGGAAGATTGCATGTAAAATAACCTCCTCTATCATATACAAAAAACACATCCATCTCGATAACCGTAAGAATCCTATATGTATTAAAGGTAGATATAAATGACTAAATACGTAATAACGGCAAATAGCCGAAGATTTGATAATTTCAAAAGTAAAAACAAGGGATATGAGCATATTATATGTATACGAGATGTAGTATTACTCAGAGGCTTGCAGTTTAATCCTGAAACGGAAAAAATTATATTTCTTAGTGATTTTGATAAAATATACGGCTCAGAGAATCTTGAGGCCACTCTCCGTAGCATAGGGTATGACGGGAGAATACCTCCGCTAAGTTTGCCGGATTACTCTGTAACCAGTGTTAATATTGAGCCGAGCCCTTTTACTTTAGATATACATAACCTTTCGACAAATACAGCATATATAGGGAGTGATTCATATTACAATACAACCGTAGAAATCCCCCTATACTATGAAATATTGCGAAGTGAGGTCAATAACTTACGTCAACAGATTATAGAAATGCAGCAATCACAAGCAATTTCGCCCTTAGTTATAGAGAGCCCCTTTATGCCAACATCCGGCGAGTCTGATGAGGAATAAAAAAAAATGGGAGCTTGCGCTCCCTTAAAAGTATGTGGTCGGACGACCATGCGAATGCTAACATACTAGAACTATTAATATTTTTTATAACCAGACATATCTTCGTCTTTGGCTATTCCTTTTCCAATTTTAATTTTCTTTAAAGCGCGTTTTCTAGCTTCAGCGCGTTTACGCTTCTCCTCTTTTTCCTTTTCTTCGCGTTCTTTTCTTTTAGCTTCTGCTTTTTCTACATAGGCTTTCCTGACAGAATCTTCTCTCGCGAGACGGCTCTCGCTAGTTTTGTAGCTAGTCTTTACCCCTGGGCGCATCTCTTTTTCTACCGCTTCATCGCCAGATTTAGGATTAACTAAACGCCTCTCTCTACTAGCTTTAACCTCTTCTAGAGCCCTATCATATTGATAATCTTCGCCTTTTTTTGGTCTTTTTCGTCCGTATCTACCCACTTATTACCCTCTTAAAAGTTTATTTTTATAACCACTAATACTTCATTTCCTGATACGTTTACAGTACTCACTGAGCCATACATGGAGAAATCGTACTGTAACCTTCCGCTAGATATAATATCGACTAAACTATAAGTATAAGCAGCATATTCTTTGTTAATACCAGTAATTCTTAGTATTTTCTCTGCTTTTTTTTCTGCCTTATCCGCAATCTTAGTCTTAGATAGGCCCTCATATAGTTTATCAAGTGCTTCATCAGCAAAAGCTATATTAGTTGTTAATAGAAGGGCAATGGGGAGTAAATACCTCATTTTTCTTCGTCCTTCAGAATATAGTCCCCATGTTTTGGGCAATCGTGATCGTGTAAGTTATTAGGAATACCGAACACAGAGTCCGATCCGCATATACATTTCTTCTCCCAAGGCTGAATTTGACGCATCTTAACCTTCTCCCCTAGATACCCAGGAGGAAGTTCTACGTTATCGTCATCATCGTACCATACTCTCTGATTTACATTTCCAAATATACTAGGCATAATTACTACCTTACCATAAAAAAAGTTAAAATACTACCTTGTACTAGTTGTTTTTCTGTGGTAGTGTATTATTTATTGGAGGAAAAATGAATAGATTAACTGTAAACGCATTATTGACAATAGCTGCTATTTTCTCAGCAGACCTACTTTTCTTTTTTATGGGGCTATCAGTTCCCGGACCGCTTTTTCAATTACTAATGTTTGTTGGGCTGGTCAGTGTATTACAATTTATGGAGCTGTCATGAAATTTTTAGTATTTTCTCTTTCTTTACTTCTGGTTGGCTGTGGCCCGAAATTTAGCGTGGGCGACAGGGTTTATTTCTTCAGTAGCTGCACCGGCATAGTAAAAGAAGTTATCCAGTGGTCCGAGGCAGTCTCATATAGGCTGGACCCCGCAATATGCGACCTAGAGCCGATTAAACCCGTAGTTATGCCCCAAAAAGCCCTGAGGGGCTCACAGTGAGGTTTTTACAGTTAGGTGCTGTCTTTCTATGGCCAATCATCTTGGGCTGCTCTACGGCTCCCACAGGACCTTATACTAACCATAAGTTCACGACTGGTGATGTTATAACTAACGGATTCTGCACAGGAACCGTTGTAGATATCTTTAATTTCAGTGTCTTAGACGAAAATAGATACAAGGTAAAAGACGTTAAGTGTACTAACGGAAAGGAGTATTATTATGCAATTTTCGGAGAAAACGGATTTAGAAGAGTTAGCCGATAATATACGCAACTATCTAGAATCTTTAGAACATTCTGAAATAGAACATCTCCTTGCTGCTTTAATTTCTGGTCATGGAGTGCCATATAAAGCCAGAGGCTTAGGTATTATGGCGGCAGATGTTGATTTTTATTTAAGAACTGGATATATAAACCCTAACCAAATGGAGATTATTAAGAAATGAATGCGGAAGAGGCCAGAAATAACGTGGCGACTTATATGAGAGCCCAAGAAAAGGAATTAGATACCAGAAAGAAACAAATGTTGGTTGCTATTTTGGATATTATTTCTAATAAATCTTGCAATGGGTATAGTATTATCACCTATGTTATAGACGATAAAATGAAAACATTTTCTAAAAAACATAAGAAACTCGCTATTGATTTTTTAGAACATAACCTAAACGGCTTAGGTTTTACTGTAAAATGTCAACTTTCTATTAACAAAGATAATGTCTTGGTCATTGAGTGGTAAATATGGAATGGTACTACGAAAAGGTAACACTCAAGTATGCATAGATACTAGAATTATAACAATGTCTCCATGCTCAAAAAGAAACTATCGACTATTCCTATCATATTTGTTCCACGAATTAGCTCACATTACCTGCGCAGACTCTGGACTTTATCATAACTACCACAATGTAGAACCAACCAATTCTAAAGAATTACAGACATTTAGACGAGTAGCTTTTAAAGCGGAAAGGTTTGTAGACAAGAAAGCAGAGGAATTAATGTCCGTATATTTCCCGGATATCCCGTTTAGAGAGAATTATACCGAAGACGATAAGTCTTGGTTTTATATGATGTTTTTAGATAAATATTACAAAAAGGATAAATTCAATGCATAAAGATAGAAACATCAAGTTAACCCCTATACCAGGTTTTGAGAAGGAGTATGCTATTACTAAATGTGGTCAGATATGGTCATATTTTAAAAATGACTGGAAAATGTTAGAGAATCTGAATGGTTATCGTAGAGTCGGTTTGCACAAGAATGGTAAATTACATCGTATTTTAGTACATCGCTTAGTTATGTTGACTTTTGTTGGAGCGTCTAATTTACAGGTTAATCATATAAACGGCATTAAAAATGATAATAGACTAGAAAATTTAGAATACGTTACTATATCCGAAAACTTAAAACATGCGCACCGCATAGGGTTGCGGATTAATAGAAAAGGAGAACTTAATGGTGGGCACGTATTAAAGGAGCAGCAAGTATATAAAATAAGGTTCGAAGAAACATCTTCATTAAATTCTATTGCAAAAAAGTACGGTGTCAGTAAAAAACTTATATTTAATATAAAACATGGTAAGGCATGGACTCATATAACAGAGGATTTCTATGATAACTAAAGATAAATATGGGGCGTTGTCCCAAATTCAGCCAGACGGGACCTTGGAAGGGGGGGATTCTGCTGTGTGGACAGGGCACTACCTATACCTCACTGGTGAGAAGTACCCCTTCGTAGAGACTTTTGAAGTAAAACCAGGGGCTTATGTGCGCCACCCCGATCCTAAAATGACCAATAACGGCTTTGGTGCATATTACAAGCATCCTTGGGCTGGGTGTATCTCCCGCGACCAGCTAACAGGCATCATCGCCGGTTTAATAAGCCAAAAGAAGCGCCTATCCCTGTTAAGGCTGATTATACATCACGGGTTTAGGTTATTTTTATTTTCATATAACACTATAGATAACGGAAAAGACCCAGACACCGCTGCCTGGAAATTTCCAGATTTAACTCTTTTTGATATATGGTCAATGTATTTACGAGGTTTTGGTATTCTTTCTTTTTTATTTTGGCCAATTTTATGCGTCCTAGACCTTCATCTACTGTTAAACACGATACATGTAAATAGAGACGGTGATGATGACCAAATTAACTATGCGATAAAACTCTTTATTGCTGTAGAACACGTTCCGACTCCAACAAGTAAACTATCTTTTAGTTTACTAAATAAGTCCTCTCTTTTAAAAAAAATACATAATTACTGGTGTGGGTGGAGGAATAACTGCGACATGTACTATTTATACTTTAATAAATTCAAGGAGTTGCGTAATGTCAGCAAGTAAAAAAGAGGAGAAACGAGATTCTAAAGGTAGGATTCTTAAAAAAAAGAAGTGTATTAAATGCGGAAATATATTTGAAGCTCCTGCTGGAGGCAGGAATAGTTGTTGTTTGAGAACTAAAGAAAGCAAGACCCGTCCTAAAATAAAAGAGGCTCACAGTAGACATTTAATATACAAAAGAGACGGGTATTTGTGCTATTATTGCGGCATTCACCTCTTTAATGTGAACTCATCTCAAATAACCCTAGATCATGTTTATCCGCAATATTTAGGCGGAAGACATACTGCCAGCAATTTAGTAACATCGTGTCTTGCTTGTAATAATAAGAAGCAGGCTACAATTGATGTCGATCGTATAAACGAAACGCTAGAGGACGTAAACCGAAGAAATGAGACTTTTGGGATTCCTTCTAATAAGAAGATAAATACTACAAGCTCCTGAGAGGCCGCAGAATGAGCTTTTATATAAACTGCATGTCTTGGTATACATTTAGTAAAAAAAACCATTGTGCGCCTGCTCAGGGCGCGAGAAACAGTAGTGTATGTAGTGTCTTGTGTGTTTTTTATATAAAAAAACTCCCCTGAGTGTATTATCTTGTAGACTTTTAAATAAAAATAAACTAAAGTGTGATATAAGAGAGTACTGGAGCGGTTGGAGGCAGCAGCCTGGTATGGTTAAGTTTTATCATGAAAGGATAGATAAGTTATGAATAATACTAAAATTACTGGAAAAGTAACAATAGATGTGGAAGATTTTGATAGACTAAGAGATGCCTCAAAGAAACTAGATCGTATATACGAGGTGGCTGAATGCATAAAAATAAAGCATACTGAAACTTATAGAGAACCAACGACTGCCGGATTTGCCGGAGGCGAGCCGTATGTTGCAAACGAGGACCACGAAAAAAATAATATTATTTTGAATATTAAGAGGATTCTATGAAAAGAAGTGAGATGGTAGGACATATTGCCGCAGAATTAGAGGAGATGCTTTCTACCTTAGAAGCTAGGCCTAAAACTAGGCCGTATATTACCGACAGGTTTGCTAATAATCTTTTAGATATGCTGGAGGGGTTTGGTATGTTGCCTCCAGTAGAAGATCCGGCACATAGACACGATTTATCTCGATATATATGGGATTATGAAGATGGTAGTTTTAATCAACTTGTGAACGAGTTTTTAGAAGAAAACGAAGAACTTATGGAGATGTTGGGAGACGAATAGGAGTGTATTAACTCTTAGATTGGTTTTTTAAATATATGCAGCGGGGTTTTATCTAACCTGTAATACTGTATCATCCTTTTTAAAGCCCTACGCGGGTTTCTAAGCGTATTTGATAGCAAAAAGGTATACTGACCCTCCTCCAAATAGATCATGCCGTACAGGCCCTCTGGGAGGCTTTCAGAGATTACTCTAACTGTTCCGATTGTTTTATTCATTGATTTCCTATCTGAGATATACATTTAAGTAAAAAATAGCTATCACCAGGCCCCCAACGATCTGGGATTTGAGGTAACATGCCTTATCCTGCATACCTACCTGGTAATAACTAAGTCTACGAAACCAGTCGCTACTCTGGCACATGCGAGGTATTCTTGCCCTTATTCGCTCTGCTGACACGTTTGACTCTATGTCTGTGCGTTCTAGTATCCCCTATCAAGGTCTTAGCTATTATAACTAAGCTTGGCTTTGGCTACAGCTTCCGCACCTTTCGTAGACATATAGTATACTAAATGTAGTGTATTAAGTCAAGTGTATTATTTTTTAAAATTACTCGTCTTTCCAGGAGCGGTTATTTACAATGTCTGCTATGGTAGCTTTTGATACTCCGTACTTTTCTGCTAACTCCCCATAAGTAGAGCCACCTTTTTTCTCTTCTCGGATACTTCTAGCCTTGTTTATGTTGAGTTTTGAGCGTCGAACTTTTTTTACTGTCCCCAAAACCTCCACCGAATGTCGGTAGTTTTCTTTCTGCGTCACTAACTCTAGGTTAGATATATGGTTGTTTAAGGTGTCCCCGTCTATGTGGTTTATAACCAAGTCTTTCTTTAAGTCTCCTTTGAATTTCTGATAAACAACCCTATGTAACGTTAATTTCTTATATTTATACTGCACATGAACACGAGTTCTCGGGTCTTTCTTAGTCTTTTTTAAATGGTGAGTTAGCTTTCTCCAAAACCCTTTGGTGCTTCTCTTACCTGTACGCTGGATAATTGTGTATATAGTTCCGTCTTCTTGTATATGGTAGTCTGGGTCCTGGCATAACTGCCGCACTAAGTCGTCGTTTGTTGCAATCAATTTACCTGATCTCATAATAACCTCCTTTTTAGGTAGTTTATCACATTGGTGTATTAAATGCTAGTGTATTATCTTATTATATTCTTTTTTAAAAATTTGTATATTATAGAGTGTATAATGTTAATGATTTCAAGCACATACGCTCTGGGTGTCCGGAGCCGAGTTCTTCTTTTTTTTAGGGGTACCCCCCCTGGCACGCTTCTTGCAATAGCAAAATCCATACCAAAACCGTTGGCACAAAAAATGCAATAGCAAAATCCATACCAAAAATCTCTGGCACAGAAATTGCAATCCTATTTAATACTCCACAGATCTCCACCACCGTCTAGGCTCTAAACACTGACCAAAAGTTCAACACCTACTTAACTTCCCGGAACCACTAAACAATTCTCACATTCTCATTTTGCTATACAGAAGTTCGACAGTCTTCAGTACTCTTCAGTAAGTGATTCCAGTTACTTACGTTTGGCACATCGAATGCAACAAGTTAAGGCAACACTTAACAGAGGGGCTCTCAGAGCTTCTCAAGGGAGATTGAACCATGTATACAATTAAAGAACTAAAACAAGAGATCAAGTCAAGCCGTCAGGATGCCTTAGAGGCTCGTCAAGCGATTAAAGCAATCGAATCAATGCAAGAGTCAAGAACTAAGAAAAGTCTCCTTAGAGACGCTACTAGACGCTTAGAGAGAGCGTTAAGAGACTTAAAGAGCTTTAAGGAAGAGTTAGCAGCTCTAAAACAGGAAAATGTATACAAGCCAGACTTCGACCTTTGCTATAACTCCAGGAAGTCTTTAAAAGTTCACTTGTCCAACTTAGTTGCCACATTCGGAGAAGAGTTAGTCCGAGACATGATAAAGGAAGTCAAACTCCATCGTAAACCTAGAACTAATAAACCCCAAACAAAGGCGGCCTAATATGCCAGTAGAGCAAATAGAATATTATAAACTACGCATTATCGCATTGATGGACCGAATCGAGGATGAAACCGGAAATCTCTTAAGTGAGATTCCGGGACTTGACTCCATTGAGGATAGATTCTGGACTTCACTAGATAGAGGCTACGAACAAGCCTTAATGTGCATCCACAATGAATTATGTAAAATA